TTTTAAAAACTTTCTAGTGGATAAAAGTAAAAATTTTAGATTGTTCTAGTTGTGATTACATATCACATTCAAGAGCATTCGGAATATATCGTAAATTTTACGAAATGACACTTGAAATCCTAAAATTTTTGAATAACATTCGTGATGATTACGAAAACATCCGAAAACTTTTGACAGTTTATGCCTTGTTCTGGTATGAATATTTAACCTTCAGGGGTGTCACAAGTCAAAAAAAACATTAGTAAATTAACTTCCTAAAATGCATTGGCAAATAAAAAATCACTTGGTGTGATGTTTCTAGTGTATAAAAGTGAAATATCAGAATAATATTTTTTAAGATAGTTATTATTAATATGTTAGTGAGATTGGGGTTTTTTGGTAATTAAATAACCAAATAGGATTCATAATGCAAAAGTTGATAAGAGAAATGTCTGTCATTCCAGACAAATATATGATTAGATCTTTGGTTCTTGAATCTGTTTTAAGATATGTTTGCATTTTTAATACATAATCATAATCATCATTAATTTTATGAATAAATGTTGATACATGTTGGCAGGCGTCATGATCTATCGGTTGAGTATGATATGTCCAATCTTTTATCAAAATCCCTTTAGCAAAACTCATATTAAACATTAGAGTATATAGATCACTTTTATCATCTGTTTGAGTTTTCACATGCAACTCATAATTGAGTACATCACAAGATGGATTCAAGTTATCCTGTACAAAATATGATTTTACATTTACATTTGACAAATAAACCAATTTTGGAACAAAACTCATTATATATTGATAAAGTTGTTTATTATCCATATTTAATGCGGATATACTATAAAACAATCGAGGATTTTCTCTTAAATATTTTGGGAAACTACTTTCCATATCTTCATTACCCCATTCCTCTTGTTTATTGTGGTTAATATTTAAAGTCAAACTATAAAGGGATGTTCCTGAGTTGTTTGTATAAAAATCCATAATGTTAACATATGAACATACACTTTCATCGTAAATGCAGATGAAATACTGATGAGCTGGATAAGTAGATCCATCTAGGGATAAAAGTGGATTCTGATTTTTAGTATCATATGTGGTTGCAATAATAAGACCTTTTACAATTTCAAAAGAAAGTCCCTTAGTAGTGACACCCGTTAATTTAGATTTAATATTACACGGAATGCACTCTTGTCCTAATTTATTTTCACTATCAGAAGACATATTATAACTTATAAAAAATTTTTGTTTCAATTTTTATAAAATTAATTGTGCACTAAATCGCTTCATTAATCTCTTAATCTCTCACACATCTTAATCTCTTAAATAAGAATAGTTTCAAATGGAAGTTTTTCCAATAGTCGATTGTATACATCAGTTAGCTCAATCTTTTTTCCCAATTTATTCATTTTACTCAATAATATTGGTTCTATAATGCACAAATTTAACAGACTTTTGTAATTACGATCAGAATGATGTAAATGGTGTATAATATGATGACCAATGATTGAATCTGTCATAAGATTATTTACCATTTCATTTTGACTAGGATCACCGGTTGATTCTAGAGTGAACACTGGTAAAAGTTGAAATTCAGGATTGCAACTTGTACCAATGTATTTCCATTCTATACATCTATCAAAATATACACGCAATGCATATATGAGATTGTAAGTTTGCAAACTACTAATCGGTACTTGATCGTAATTTTTTTTGTTGTTGGTAGAAGGAATTCTTGCATACAAAGTATACAATACACTATCACTATATGTCTCAGCAACTTGAGATGTTACATTGGATAAATAAACCAATCTGGGGATGAAACGCATAATGTGATCAAAAAGTTGATCATCAGTCATGTTTGAGCTGGCAATAACGTTGCACACATGAGGATTTTTTCTCAAAAATGTGGCAAAAGCTGTTGATGTGTTAACATCAATGTTGATAACAGTTTTGTCCTCATAAATAAAGATACGCCTAGCACCACCATAATCCGAAGCATAAATTTCCGCAAATTTAGTATGTTCTCCCCCTTCCGCATATGTATATATTACATACCTGCGATATGGAGTTTCACCAGGGATTTCCTCTGGAGTCGGATACATTTGTTTTAATTGATCTGTTGCGATAATGAGTCTGGGTAGAACTTGGTAATAGATCCCCTCCATCGATTCAGTATGAGTTTCACCTGGATTAGGTGTGAAGACACATGTAATTGTACACGGTTTGGCATGTATAGTAGATTGACTTGTAATTACTTCATACTTAAATTGGATTGGATGCGAAGGATCATTTGCCAAAATTATTGGTGCATGTAGTATATAAGGGATATCACCATATTGCGATGATTCTCCCTTATATACTACTACCTTAAACAAATAAACCAATCTAGGTATAAAACTCAGTATGTGTAACATAAGTGGACCGTCATACATGTACAATGCTTTAATCTGGTCACGTATGATGGGATCATCCCGCAAACATTTTGCAAAAATTGTATGAAAATCTTCGTTAGAAGGGTCAACATTTGTAATAGTGCCATCGGGGTTATAAATTTTTAGTGAAACCACTGCTCCATCATCAAAAGAATTAATTTTCATCTTTAGAATATATGAATTTTCATCTTCATTACTACGAGTATAGATTAGATATTGGGGTCTATGACTTTCAATAATACTTCCGGTTCCGGAATGATCCAGTTCTTTAATTACATAAGTTTGTCCGATTTTATCTGTTGCTATGAAAAGACCTTTTACAATTTCACAACAAAATCCTTCGGATGGGACCTCATCATCATATTTAATAATGCACGTATAGACCTTAGGCATATGTTGATTCATGAAATATATACTACGACTAATAAAAAATGTATAATTTCAATTTTTATAATATTTAATATGCACTAAATATGACGTAAAATAGTTTAGTTGGCTCAATTACTCTAAATCTAAATCTAAATAAATTTCACAATGTTTCTTGATCAATCAATACAATTGGAAGTGAAGAATCATTTGCCAACCTTACTGGTGTCATTATACACATATCAAATAGGTCAAATGATCGACCAATCATACCCAATAATTGATTAACATTTAACATATTACGATAGTGAAATCTTATAAATACATCAATGCGAAGAAACTCTAAAATTAAATATTCGTATGTATCTTGATGATGATCAACCAGGTCATGCACACTATGTTGGAAATCAGTAGGATCTAAGTGCGTAAATCTAATAAGTGATTCACAAGATGAATCCGCAAATAACAATTCAAATTTTGGAACAATTATATGTTTACAAGTACACGCAGTACACGCATTATCTAGTTTTATATATAGTGTATAAGGGATATCACCATATTGTGATGGTTCTCCCTTATATACTACTACCTTAAGCAAATAGACCAATCTAGGTATAAAACTCATTATGTATAAACAAAGTTGGTGGTCATACATTTGTAATGCATTAATCTGGTCACGTATGATGGGATCATCTCGCAAACATTTTGCAAAAATTGTATAAAAATCTATGTTAGAAGGGTCAACATTTGTAATAGTGCCATCTGAGTTATAAATTTTTACTGAAACAAATGACCCATTATTAAAAGAATTAATTTTCATCTTTAGAATATATGAATTTTCACTACGAGTATAGATTACATATTGAGATAAATACATTGGAATAATATTTAGGCATCCTTCTTCAATTTCTTTAATTACAGAAGAAGCCGGTCCGATTTTATCTGTTGCTATAATGAGATCTTTTACAATTTCATAACAAAATCCTTCTAAAGGGAGCTCATGTTTAGTAGTGCCTTCTGTGAGATGCTCACAACCATGTCTAATAATGCACTTATAGCACTTAGGCGTATGTTGATTCATGAAATATATACCATGACTAATAAAAAATGTATAATTTCAATTTTTATACTATAATATGCACTAAATATGATGTAAAATAGTTTAGTTGACTCAATTACTCTAAATCTAAATCTAAATAAATTTCACAATGTTTCTTGATCAATCAATACGATTGGAAATGAAGAATCATTTGCCAACCTTATTGGTGCCATTATGCAAAAATCAAATAAGTCATCAATCGAATATTCTTTCATATAGAAACTAACATGATGTCCTATCTTTGGATAATTCCAAAGATGGTTCAAAACGGATAATTTGAACATAGTGGGCTCATCATGTGCTGATTGATATTCATAATAAGAATTATCTTTTCCGATAATTTTTTTAACAAATCTTCCTGTAACAAATTCGCAAGATGGATTTGTAGTCAAAGAAAATAAGGTGCTATAATTACTTTCTGCATCATACATATTTTTTACATCAATATTAAAAGGAATATCACCGTTTTCCAATGATTTTCCTTCATTTTTATTAGTGATTACATTAAATAAATAAACCAATCGAGGTATAAAACTCATTATGTAGTCCCAAAGTTTATGATCAGACATATTTAAGTTTTTAATCTCATTCTGTATGATGAAATCATCCCGCAAACATTTTGTGAAAGTGCTGATACAATTACCTGAAGTAATATCCACATTTGTAATAGTACCATCATTATTATAAATGTTTAAGTTTAATAATGTCCAAAATCTATTATTATGAGAATAAAAATCCATCTTTTTAGTATATGAATCTCCGTTATGAATATAGATTATATACTTATGTATCCAGTTAATAGTTTCATTTTGACTTTTGAATCCAGAATTTTGTTTAGATTCATCTGTTGCTATGATGAGACCTTTTACAATTTGATAATAAAGTCCTTTTGAGGTGACTCCATCTGATTCAATAACACATTTGGTGCAATTAGGTTGATTCATGGAATATATACTACGACTAATAAAAAATGTATTATTTCAATTTTTATAATATTTAATATGCACTAAATATGACATAATCTAGTTTAGGTATCCAGTAAAATTATTGGATTTTTAAAATTCAACAATCTAATTGGCTCAAAAACGCAAAACTGTACAATAATCTTATCATTATCTAGAGCAAGATATTTAAGTATTGGCATTGTGATGAAACATGATGCCCAATTTGGAGCTCGCGTTTGGCCAATTATAACGTTTACCATGTCAGGGGTCATATTTGATAAATAGACTAACTTAGGTACAAAACTCATTACACGATTGAAAAGATCTAAATTAGACAACATGTTTAAGTTCTTAATGGCATCACTTGTACGTGGATCTTTTCGTAGATATTCAGCAAAAACATCAACACATGATTTAGATTCAACATAAGTGGTAATACCATCGCAATTATATAACTTCAATACAGACATTGATGATCCACATGCAGGAGCTTTAAAATCCATAATTTTCATATATGAAGATCCATTAGTTGTAGTTGAGTAGATAAAATATTTTGATGTGCAAGTTGGATCAACATTCAATTCACATTTTTGCTCACTTTGGCTAGTGGCAATAATAATCTCATCTGAAATTTTATAACACAACCCTTTTACTATTTTATCTGTTGATTCATCTTTAATTTCACAAGGAACACATTGTGGTCCCCCATACATCCAATGCTTGCGAAATGACATATACTAATTATAAAACCCACCCAATAAAATCAATTTTTTATATTAATCATTGATCCAGAAAAGAAAACTAAAAAATACTTCCAGTTCTAGATATTTTATTTTTTAAGGATCTAGAAAAGAAACTAAAAAATACTTCCAGTTCTAGATATTTATTTTTTTATGAATCTAGAAAAGAAACTAAAAAATACTTCCAGTTCTAGATATTTTATTTTTTTATGGATCTAGAAAAGAAACTAAAAAATATTTCCAGTTCTAGATATTTTATTTTTTTATGGATCTAGAAAAGAAACTAAAAAATATTTCCAGTTCTAGATATTTTATTTTTTTATGGATCTAGAAAAGAAACTAAAAAATATTTCCTGTTCTAGATATTTTATTTTTTTATGGATCTAGAAAAGAATCTAGAAAAGAAACTAAAAATACTTCCAGTTCTAGATATTTTATTTTTTTATGAATCTAGAAAAGAAACTAAAAAATACTTCCTGTTCTAGATATTTTATTTTTTATGGATCTAGAAAAGAATCTAGAAAAGAAACTAAAAATACTTCCAGTTCTAGATATTTTATTTTTTATGGATCTAGAAAAGAATCTAGAAAAGAAACTAAAAAATACTTCCAGTTCTAGATATTTTATTTTTTAAGGATCTAGAAAAGAATCTAGAAAAGAATCTAGAAAAGAAACTAAAAAATACTTCCAGTTCTAGATATTTTATTTTTTAAGGATCTAGAAAAGAATCTAGAAAAGAAACAAAAAAATACTTCCAGTTCTAGTTATTTATTAATTTATCTACGAGTTGTTGGACATTTTTAATACCTCTTTTTTTAGCCAGAGAGGAAATATTAGAAATTACTTTATTTGCCAAGTCATTATTTTGGTTCATTAATTTTTGATGTAAATCTGTATGAGTTTTAATTTGTTGTAATAAGTCATTATTTTTTTTGATATGATTATCAAGTTGATTTTGTTGGTTTTCAAATTCTTTCTCTAATTTTAACAATTCATCTTTATTTTTATCAAGAATTTCACTAATTTGTTCTAAATTATTTATTTTTTTAAGAGATTCAGGTGAAGTTGTAGGCAATTCAGATGGAATTGTAGGTGATTCTGATGTAAAAAGTTCATAATTTTTAGTTAAAAGAATTAGTAAAAATAAAACAATACTAATAATGATACAATTATAAATTCTCTTATCCATTTTCCGTATATGTGTTTTGATGTATCCTTTAATGAATAAGAGAGAAAAAATAATGAAGGTTAAGTGAATAATTTAGCCGGATTATCTGGTTTCCTAGCTTCAAAAACTTGTAAACTAAGTGCATAATCTATATTTTTAGTAGTTTTATTAGCTTCTTCAACAAGTTTTTGGTTAACATTTTGCAACATATTTTTATTGGATTCAAGTTTTTTATTGTATGCATCAACGTTTGCGCTTGTTTTATTTGAAATATTACTTATTTTATCTTGATTTTCTGTAGTTTTTGTTAATTTATCTTTGAGTTCGTTTAAAAATATAGTACGTGAGATGTATTGATTTTTGCGATTATCCATTTCAGCATTATGTTTTGTTGTTGCAACATATCTGTTTTCCTTATTTTCTACAAGAGCTAGATTATCTGTTAATGTTTGATTGGCGGATACTCTAGCGTTATTAATTTCACCTTTAATAGTTTCAAGACCAATTGCTTTATTTCTATCATATTTGGATTTTTCCAAAGTGAAATTAGAATTAATGACTGAGTCAATAGGTTTTGAATCTAATTTAGGAGGTAAAATAGGAGTAAGACATTCAGCTTTAATATTAATTCTTCTATTTATTTCATCTTTACCAAAATTTCTATGTCCAGATTTAAAACTCATTAAATAATGACCCGGATATCCTATTTTATTAGTACTATCTAGATGTGTTACAGAACCAGGATAATAATTAGACCATGCTGAACCATCCGAATCAGCTCCAGAATCACGATCATGATAAAGATATTTATATTCACCTTCATTATGTATTTCTAAACAATCAGATCTAATACATACATGTGGATGAGTTTTTTCATCAACATTTATAGTTTTATAAGCACGGTTATGTGATGGTACTTTGGTAACATAATCCCCCATACATTTAAAACTATTTGCTCCTTCTACAAAATCATCCTGTCTATAAACTGTTCTAGGAGCTCTATTATCTTTACCACCCTTATTATCCCATACCCATGTCATTGTTTTAGGGGTTTTAACATAATCACCTTTCTTAACCATTATCCTAGACTCTTGATCCCTAAATTGATTTTTTAACGCCGGATTATCAAACTTAGTGCTATATAGATACTCCCCTAGAGAATAATAGTCTTTTTCTGAATGTTTTGGACGATAAGCGGTGCTAGCATAAGGTCTGACATCATCAGGAAGCATATTAACATCTTTAGTGAGAACAGAGTGAATTTTGGGAGGAATCATAGGATCCCAAAAACCTAAATAAGTATTAACTTCAGGTTTAAAGGAACTTGATGTATCACATATTATTTCTATAAATCCAACCATATCTAGAAAATTATCGATATTATTAATCTTATTACATTTATCACCAATCCATAAGTTGTCATCCCATTTACCAAGATCATTTATTCTTGATCTAATCCCTAATTGTTCAACATTATTGTTTAATACACCAGACCAACTTTTAATACTAGGTTCATTGGCATTACCAGTATAATCAACTAAATAATAGAGTTTTTTATTAAAATTATAGGATGCTTTGAGTAATGGCTTATTATCGAAACTTTTAAAAGTAATATCTAATGATTCGCGAAAAGAAGATACTGAATTAGCCTTAATAATTAGTTCTAGTATATGAATACGTTTATCCAATAAATATAAAGAGCTTGTTTCACGTAGAGCTTTATATTGTGGTATCATATCATCGAATAATGTATCACTCTGAAATTTTTGATAAGTTTCTTTTGTATTAATATTTTTAGTTGTAATATAAACGGGATAATGTGTTTTTTCAATTTCTTTGAAGGAATATGGACACGAACTATTATCAATATTATTAAAACTTTCTTTGCCTAAATTTTTCTGATGCCAAAAATAAAAACTACATATAATTAAGATTATACTTAACATTATACTTAACATTAATATGAATTTGTAGTTCATCTTTATTGATAAAATAAGATAAAAAATTAAGAAATACGTTGATTGGTACTTATAGATTTATAGATTATTGTCGATCATGTAGAAGAGTTATTGTATTTTCATCTAGGGTTACAATGGCATTATGTGGTTTATTTGATATTTCTGTTAGAAAATCAATATTAATTTTTTTAGCAATATTAAGTTGTTCTGCTAATTTTTTATATTCTTCTTGCGATTTCGTTTTAATAGTTTCCAAATATTTATTATTAGTCAAATTAGTATTTTTTAAAATTTCTATATTATCATTAATTTTTCTAGTTTCATTTTTAATCTTTTCAATTAATCCAGTATTATTATTCAACTCATTCAATGTTTGGATCAATAATGGTGGTGGAGGAACAACATTAGATTCTTGTGTTAAAGTTGATACAGGTGTTAAAGTTGATACAGGTGTTAAAGTTGATACAGGTGTAGGTGCTGGTGTTGATATATCTTCAAATTGTTCTAACATTGGTGAATTAAGTGTTTGAATTAATTCTGAAGTTTTTCTATGTGTATTACCAATAACATCATTAATACGTTTATAATTTTCATGTGATGTTTTTAATAACATATCTGGGATGTCTGTGTTTGTATTTTTATCGTCATAAAGTGAGACTGGTAAAGATCTCATTGGTTTTGGTAATGGTATGGTAGGTTTACTTTTAAGGGGTGGATAATGATAATTGAAAACAGTTGCTTGTTTAATATTGTGTTTGCTGGAATTATCAAATTGTTTCCAGTCTGATGCTTTGGAACACGGATATGTACAATAACTTAATACATGTTTATCTTTATTTTTACTAATAGCAGATAAATAGTTATCAGAATATCCTATAGTATCAACATTATTAAAATTTGTATTTTCCCAGGTCCCTAATTTATCATCACATGGATATTGGCAAAATGTTGTTTTATTATCATAATCTTTCACAAAATATCCATTGGGACCAACTGATACTTCAACCCCGTTTTTACCTTTATTATCACCATTACCACTCACACTAGTTTTAATAGATTTTAAAGATTTCCATGGTAAATTAGTGTCAGAAATATCATATTGATTAATACCATATAATGAATTAGTAACATTATCGAAACCTATCATAGAACCATCTTGAACATCAAAATCATTAAATTTCGTATTAATGGGTAAATTTAAGGGTTCAAAGTATGGATTATTAATATTACAATCTTTGCATACTAGAACAGCTCCTTTTGTATCCAGAGCAAAAATATGATTTTTATCTATTGATATTCTTTTAATAGTATTTTTAGTTGATGTGGATGAAAAAGATATCATTTTCCAGTTATTTGAGGAAAATGATTTATTATGCAATGGACAATTTTCACATACATAAATATTGTTATTGGTTGTTAAGATAGCTACAGTACCTTTATTATAAACTACTTGAGAAAGTACTTCGTTATTAGGTACTTTTAAAATATTAACTTTTGATTTTGGAGAAGTACATTCAGGGATACATGTTGTAAGTAATCCTTTGTTATTAATACCTAGGAAACTTAATAAATTATCATTTGAATATCCTTCCTTATTTGCATTTAAATAAAGTAAAATTACTAGAAGAATACTTACAAAGATTCCTATTAATAAGATTATATTTTTCATTGACCTTTATCTTTATCTTTAACTGTGATTTTTTTTCTAATTAAAATCTAGCATCTATTATACATACACCATCCTCATTACATTTTGTCTTTTGTTTCCCCATAATAGTATAATCATTTGGATCTATCCCTTTAATATCTTTAACATCAACTGGATTTAGAAATTGAAAAATTGTTTTGGATTCCTTATTCTCAATCCCAAATAAAGTAGTATCAAATTTCTCTTTTTTATTATATAATGATCTATAGAAAGATCCTAATAAAAATATAACAACGAAGACAATAAATAATAAATAAAGTTTTTTCATGTTCATCAATAACTTTATGCTTTATATTCAAAAGAGAAAAAGTAAAAACTTATGTGATAGAAAATTAGTATGTAATAAAATTAGTATGTAACATTAAGATTATGAATACATAATTTAGGATTTTCTGGATCACAGAGAGATTTTTGTAATTTTAATTGTTGTTCTTCGAGACTATCTTTTTTTTTCCTAATAGGATTCATAATTAATATTTTACCAACATTAGGATCTTGTGTTGGTATAGAATCTTGGTAAAATTGTTCTAATTTTCCATAGTTTTTATATGATGAATTATAATTGTACAATACAATAAATAGGGATGCTAATAATAATATTATAATTAGATGGGTCTTTTTAATATTTTTGATCATATTTCTATTATATTTTATGAAGAAAAAACTTTTAACTTTATTCAATAAAAGATCCAATATCATCTTCATAATTATATCCTATCGGAATTTGGATTGAATCTTTTTTAGTGTCTTCTTCTTCACCTAAATCCATTTCAGAACTAGTATCTTCATCTATATCATCTTCCTCCTTTTCAAAATCCTTTTCAAGATCCTTTTGAGGTTCTTTTTGAGAATCCTTTTGTGAATCTATTTCGGTATCAAAAAATCCTTCTTGGATTGGTAAAATGGCTTTTGAACTTAGAAAATAGATCATTAAAAGTAATAATCCTGATAAGACATCAGATTGTGCCATGAAAAATAATGTAATTATGAAAATGAGTTTAGTGAATATGTGGTTGTCATTAAGGATTGGTTTTTTGGGTGCCATTAATAGTAACCAAAAAAGATAAATTAACAGAATGGCTCTAAACATTTGTGTCCATTCAGGTGGTAATGTAAAATCGGACAGCTTCATAGATACTTTGCATTTGAAGGAGATAAAAAATAAATAAAAATTGAAATCAAAAACTATTAAATATAAATTGTAAAAAATAATATGAACGTGAATATGAATAACAAAAGAGATGAAAGAGTTGCATTATTTAATGAAACTATAAGAGTTGCTAAAAAGAATAATACACCTGAAAAATCTTTAGAGTTAATGAAAGATAAAAACTTTAATAAAAAATATGATTATGAATCAATTATGGAATCATATAAGAATAAAATTAAGGATTTATATAATACCCAAAATACTAAAATTAATGTATTAAATCAAGACACCATAGATGTTGCTTTAGATATGAATAAATCTGGATTAAAACCTTTAGTGTTAAATCTTGCATCAGATTATATGCCTGGTGGTGGATGTAGAAAAGGAGCTATGGCTCAAGAGGAACAATTATATTATTGTAGTGATTATGATTTATTACTGGGATTACATAATAGAGATGAATATTATCCATTGGATCATATGAAAAATACATCAATATTAACAAAAAATGTGACAGTTATTCGTCAAGGTAATTACAGATGGCTTGATAATCCGGTTAGATTTGATTTTTTAGCAATTCCAGCTCTTAATAGACCTATACTAGAAAATAACAAATATTTTGTAAAAGATCTACAAATAATGAAAAAGAAGATTGAAAGTATATTTCTGATTGCCGCTTCAGAAGGATATCGTAGTTTATTATTAGGTGCTTTAGGTTGTGGTGCATATGGTAATCCAGTTGAAGAAGTTGTAGCTATTTACAAAGAAATGCTGACAAAATATAAAAAACATTTTGATGTAGTAACATTTGCTGTTTTATCTCCTACACCCGCAAATAATAACTTTGATAAATTTACGGTACTTAGATATCCCTAAAATATTCCTAAAATATTCCTAAAATATTCCTAAAATATTCCTAATGTATTTTTAGGAGTAACTCAAATAAAATCTGATTAAATTATAAAATGGTAAATATATTTCAAAACTTATTTTATAAAGATTTTTTTTATCCAATTATTCTTCCTAGTATTATTGTATTTTTTGCCATGTTGGGTGTATATATAGGTAGTAGATATTATTATTCTGATATAGAAAATAAATTAGTATTATTGCGTAATAATGTGAACACCACCTATATTGATCATATCAATAGATTGAGTAAAATTCATTATTACATAAATATTGTATTTATTACAACCCATTGTATTCTAGTAGCAATATTAACTATGACTATTATATTTTATATGATAACTGGTAGAGAAATGTTGAGAATTTCGTATTATACTCAATTACGTTTGGCGATATTGCTATTTAGTATTAATACATTTTTATCTCTAGCGGTTCCAGATGTTGAGGTATCTTTAATTGAGAGTTATTATATTGGATATATAAAAAATAACATGACTAATTTTTTCTTTCAAAGATTGACTCCAATGTTAATTTTAATAACATATTCTTTAATTTTTATAAGATATAATATAAATGGGGTTAAAAATATAAGTTCATCTAGGTGGCATCAAGTAGCGATATTGATTATAACTGTATTTTTATTTGTCAGGGATATATTTTTTATTACTGATGCTTTCAAAAATCTAAAAGAAATTAATAATTATTCATTTAAAAATCCGCTAACTAATAAATTTTCATCATAATAGCTAAATAAGAAATCTAGGACACCTCCAATAAAAATAATTAATAAAGGTGAGATTAGTATATAAAAACTAGTATTGAGTTTTAATTTTAATTTTGATTTTGGTGGGTTTTTTGGATCTGGAACATTAACGGATGAAGGTGGAATGAGAGCAATATAAATCATAATAGTAACCATATATATAACTAGGAGTGTAATTAAACATCTATGAATCATAAAACCACCCAATTTAGTTTGTCTATATTGGAAAAATATAATTAAAACTAATGTTAATGGAATGGCCATAATCATATGACGTAACATTTTGTTTAATTTGTTAATTTTAGTTTGATTTGTGGAATTTAATGTTAAATAATCACCTATAATTGTGGGTGGTATTGCAAAAATTAATGCTGTAATATAAATAATAGTAAAAAATATGACTTCTGGAGGTTGCATTTATTTAATGAGTAGATTTTTTTTCTCCATTGAAAGTAATAAATAAATTAAAATGCTTTTTGGCCTTGCCCGTGAAACTTTTCAAAATTTACTCTCTTCTCGTGAAGGATTTCAACAAGATAACGAAAATCTTGCTCTATTTTTAGCACTAGTACTATGGCTATTACTTCTCTTAGTGGTTGCCCGTTTTCTCTGGAATGATGTCCTTGTGAATGTAGTTACTTTTGCTAAACCCATTAAAGAATTATGGCAAATCTTTGGTTTAGTTCTTCTTTTTGACATTATGTGTCCAAAATAATTATCTAAACTAACTTAGTCAATTTACTTTTCTGAATTTTTATTTTGCTTGAACCAATCTTTAAACCAAGGAATATCTTTAATATAAAGATGTGGAGCCTCTGAAGCAAATTTATTAGCGGCTAAAATAAAATTATCTTTTGATTTTTGGTCTAAAGTCTCTATAAATTGATCAACAAGTACTTTCCAGTAACTTGATGGATCAGTTTTTAAAAGTTTCTCATCTGGTATCGTTATTTTTGTCATCTCTTTTGTTCTTTTTTCAAATTTAAAAATTGATTAAATCAATTTTATTTTATAAATTTTATTTCCTCATTTTGATTAAGATACCAGTATAAAATGGATTTCAGAAAACTAGGACATTACTTTGGATTTTGGAAAAATAATCCACTAGTTTTAGAAACAGAAACTACCCCTAAAACAATAGAATTTATTGATAAAGATAAAGATAAAGATAAAGATATTGATACAGATATTGATACAGATTTAGATATAATTGAGCAAATTGAAATAGATGAAATAAGTGATTTTGAAAAAGGTACTCAATTAGAAACGGGTGAGTATATGGAAAGAGGTATAATTTTTTCAAAAAAACCTTATTTAAATACTACTAAATATAAAAAACAAATAAGTGTTGGAGGGACTGGAGGTTTAATGAATTATATGATAGGTATAATTCAAATAATTAAAGAAAATTTTGATTTGGATGATTGTATTGTAACGGGTGTATCAGGAGGTTGTTTATCGGCCTTTTTATTGATTACACCAAAAGATAAAATAAAGATTGATGATTTTTTAGATCACAGTAGTGATTATTTATTTTGTCAAGAATTCTTAAACTTATTATCGGATAGTATAGTTGGATGTAATGGACGTGTTAATTCTAGTTTTCATATAATCTGGAATAAAATTATTGAACATTATTTTCCGAATCCAGATACAAGAGAAGAAGAAATTCTAAACATTGTAAGGGATCGTCTTTATATTTCAACTACTAAGATTGGAGGATTTAAAAATTTTATTATAAATAATTGGGATAATGTTGATGACTTAATTGAATCTGTATTGAGTAGTATGACAATACCAGTTTGGAGTCAATTAACTATTACTAGAAGTTATAAAAATTATTGGTTATTTGATGGATTTTTTAGTAATTCAACACCTCAAATATTTTTACAAATGCCAACACTTAATTTGGAATGTTTAAAATGGAGAAACTTTAGATATATTGACTTCTATCCTTCTTACAAATATGAAGATCATTCTAAATTAAAAAAATTAGGTATGTTAGATGCTCTTGAACACCTAGAAGATCTAGAAAGATTTTTCGGTCAAACAGCTAAATGTAGAAAATATTTAAGTGATCCCAATAATCCGTTCAACCAATCATAAAAAAATTGAAACACTTTAGTGCAATATTATTTGATTAATATTTTTATGTTGATGAAGGATTTATTTTTAACATGGACACCATATCATGAAACTTTTATTATAAATTGTCTAGGATATTTAACCTTTTATTTATTGTTTTACTTTACAAAATTAAATCACATTTTAACACCTCATAAAATATCCAATGATAAAAAAATAGTACTTTTTACTTATTATTGTAGCACATATCACTGTATCAAAACAAGTATATATACAGTATTATTTCTAATGGATTTAATAACATTAAAGGATGGTCATATGATTTTAATTGGTAGTATGGCATATGCCTTTATTGATTTATTAATAATGACAATTTATTATGAACAATTTAAAAAGATTTGGAAAATATATCTTTTTCATCATGGTATTATGATTTTATGCCCTTTATATATTTACTATTTACCTGATAATGAAATAGTACTGGGAACTAAGACATTGGTTCAGTTATATTTAAGTGAGATACCGGTGATTACGTTAAATTTGAGTTGGTTTTTGGTTAAATTTGAAATGGATCGTGGATATTTATTTAAAATGAGTAATAGAATTACTCTAATTAATTACGGTATTTTTAGAATAATTAATTTTACTTATTCATTTACCTTTGTATATGTTGTATTTCCTAGGGCTGTAATACCATTAACATTATTAACGTTATTAAATATCTATTGGTTTGTGGGATTATGTTATTATCATTTTTTCGGAAGGAATAGTAAAGAGAAATGAAATTGATTGAAATTAAATTTCAAGATACCACCCGCACATACCAAATCAAAAATAAATATGATTTTCATAAACAAATTAAAAACACTTTAGGATTAATACCATCCCAATATTACATTACAGACGGTTTCCATTTGTTACCATCCGATTTTAATTTTGATGGACCACACAAACAATATTATCATCTTTATATACGAATGAAAGGTGGCTTAGGTACTAGAAGTATTTTAGGACCTATAATTAATCCGATTAAAGAAATAGGCAATGCTGTTAAAAACATAGGTAAATTTTTTGTTTTATTGGTAAAAGTTTTTGTATGGTTCGGACAATTTATTAAATGGCTCTTCACTGATTTCCTAAATCCAAAATTCTGGTTAGTTGACATATTTAAATCTATTGTTACTATTTTAAGATTACTTATTTTAGGTACTATAGATGCGATTGCCGGTTTCGTTCGTAAAATGGTTAATATGGTGTTTGGACCAATTACAAATGCATTTTGGGGATGGACACCAGAAAATGATAAACAAAAAGGGTCTTCTTCATCATCATCATCATCATGTAAAGGTCAAAAATGTTATTCTCAACCGGATACTAGAGTACCGATTCCAGTTTTATTAGGTACTATAGTATTACCTCCGATGGGTCTTTTTATGGAATTGGGTTTAAAAGGCTGGATGAATATATTGATATGTGCAATTTTAACATTAGCTTATTATTTCCCGGGGTTAATTTATGCGTTAATTATATTATATTGTTAGAAGGAGGTAAAAATAAAAAGAGATGAATGTGATAAGTTTTTATAATTTTTTCTTTAGATTAACTAAGAGATACATATATGATTATTGAAGGATTTAATGAAAAAATAAGTAAAGGTGAAAGTGATGGTACAGAAAGATTTAGAAAAAGAGTAGCTGAAAGACAACTCCAAAAGAAATTAAACAAAAGAAGAATAATTAGTGGAACTGGACCATTTGGAAGTTTAATGGTGTTTTTTATAGATGATGTACTTGTTAAATTTTTAGGAACTATTTATGATTTTTTTATAGATACTTTAACAGATGGTATAAATTGGGTGCAACAAATCTTTTTTAGTGATTTTAAGGGTTTTTTAGCGGGAAAACTTAAACAAAAAAGAGGCAGTTGCTTTGAAAACACTTTATCACGATATTTTATTACAGTCATGTTACCCCCTTTAGGTATTTTTCTTTCCAGAGGTGCTAGCGCATGGTATAACATAATTTTATGTGGTTTATTATGTTTTTTCAAATATGTTCCAGGACTTATCTATGCTATAATTGTAATGCATAATGCTCCTTATGCAAATAGATATCGTGATATGAAAAGGAAAAAACTTGAAAAATCTAGACCACCGCAAAAAAATAATACAGATCAAACCATAATTCCTTTAATGTTTTTTTTATTAGGAATTTTAGTAACCGGTATAGCTATTTATATTAGTGTTAAAAATAATCCAAATCAAGAGCTTTCAGTGGGTAATCCATTAAATCATTTGCAAAATTATTATAATAAGTACTATAATAGTATTAAATTAAGTCCAAAAAAGGTTGATTAAAGAAAAATAATGATAAATTTTTTCTTATAATCTATTAAGTTATTAAGTTATTAAGTAAAATGTCTTCTCATGATGATTTAAATGAAAAAATAGATAATGATCAATGGACTTTATATGATAAATTAGTTTATGGAGGATTAGGATATGGTAATGTTTGTTTACCTACACATATTTTTGATATAATAATAACAGTTATATTCCCTCCTCTAGGAATAATTATTGATAAATTGGATTTATTGGATGGATTTCCATATATACATTGGGGTACTTTTAATAAAATTGTGGATGGTTTAGGGGAAATAGTAACATGTTTATTATTAACAATGTGTTTTTATGTGCCTGGTTTGGTGTATGCGTTGAATAGATTGAGTTGTCCTTAAGAATAAAGATAAAATTGATTTAGGAGTTTTTGATGATATTTGTTATACCCAATTATGACATCTTTATTAACATTATTATATCTTGATGCAGAAACTCTGAAAACATATGATCTCAATAGTATTGATGTTGATGATTTTTTGTGTGGGAAATCAATATTTGATACTATAGATGGTTTAGAAATTCCTTCTGATATTTTAGATAGTATACGTGATCATGATATACCACCAAGAATAAGTGGTGAAGCTATTACTTTTAATATTATAACATTGACAGTTATAGATTATTTATTACATGATAATTATAATTTTGTACCATTTTTAAATAGATTAATTAAATCCACTACAAAAATTCCTAGCGAGGATGATTTATATAAATTATATAAAGTACTCATATATTTTGATAATTCTAAAATCTTGAAATCAATTATAACACAATTTGATCATCCTGAATTATTATGCAATACATATCATAATATGGATGCTAATAATGACTTAAATTATTTGGAATTTGCATGGTACTGTAATTCATATAAGTGTTTTAAATTTCTGAAAAACCTTTTCAAAAATGAATACATGACAGATTATTACACCTTTATTAATAAATTATGTACCGTTAGAGAAAATGATATATATATACGCAAACCATCATTGAATTCTAATTTAGAAGAATTCAGTAGATTTAAAAAATGGGTAGGTCGCAAAATATATTCAAATTTTCTCAAAAATGATGTTTTGCCTATTTTAAAAAATCTTGTGAATAAAAAAAATGATAACGAAAGCAAATGGGATAAAGTAGAAATATGTTCACACAGTATAATTTATATATCAAAATATGCAATATTGACATATTCCTATGGTCTTCTAGATGGTATACTTGATATTTATTTGAAAGATTATATTTATTATTATGGTACTGAATATGAGAGTAAAGATGCATATGAGAATGATATAATTAATAGTATTATAAATACAATTATAGTAGAACATTGTCCAAAGTTATGGGTTGTATTATTAAACAAATGTAAAATGTGTCATCCACCATATACTTTTTGGAAATCTTTAGTTGAAAAGTTATTGGTAGCATATTTTAATATGTTTGAAGCGAATCCTAATATACCTGCTAAAAATATTGATAAAAAATATAAACTAAAAAATTATTGGGGTTCACCAAAAGATAGAAGATATTCATATGTAGTTTATTTTGACAAACTTTTTAAAATTATAGAGTCATCTGATGTTAAAAATAAACTATTGATTGACACTCATAATGATTCAAGTAAAAACATTAAATTAGACGAATTTTTAGTATCATTACCAAATAATCTAAATTTTTTGAAGAAACTTAAAATAAATTGGAATGCTGAAAATAAGCCTTACATTATTAATGCGTATAGATATTCAGATAATAAAACTATAGAATGGCTTTTGAGAAAAATTATGCATTATAATTTAATATTTGATCAATGTGTTCTTCAAAGACATAATTCAAATTTAGTTTATGATACTATGATTAGTTTTAATCCTTTTCTAGCGGCATTATGTAATCCAAATATTAATGTTTTAAAAAAAGTGCTTGAAGATTATCATAAAAAAAAATTTGAAAAATATCCAGATGGTTTAATGAATTGGTTTATTGACCCAATTTTATATTCAATAGTTTTATTTGATAATAAATATTGCAATCTAAAACACACAATCAAAAAATTAGAACTCATTAAAGATATTTTTAGAGAAAATATTGTGCATGACACGGTCAACGCGCATGCTATTTTAAATAATTATATAGGATTTCTTGTGTATGTTCCCAATATAAATTTAAAATTAGCCAAAAAATGTTTAGATTTAATTATGTATATTTTAGAGATAAATGACTATGGTCAATGGTATTGTCAATGCATTGAAAATTGTAACCATAACTGCGTAAGAATGGTGCATAATAAAGAAATTAATCTTAAATATTTTATAATGGAATTATTTCTGGATCACCCAAGTAGATTTGATCTTACACCTGATCAAAAAATTAGGATATTAAAGCATATAATACTAGATGCGGGTCACGGATATTTAAGTAACTTTATATGCTCGACAACTGATCCAAATTATGTAAGAATATGTGAATTGTTATCATTTGAAAAACAAAAGATATATGTTGATCAACCTATTCATCAAACTGTTGTTGATAAATATTTATTTTCAAAAATAAATATGTTTCAGCCTTACTATGTCACCAACTATTTTTCACGAACAAAATCATCTGTAATAAAACAGAATTTTTTAGATATGTACAACAATAAAAGTAATACAAATTCACAATGTAATGAATGTTTGAAAACTGAATATGACTGTTTTTTAGAAAAAATTCACATCCTAAAAGAAATTTTTCAGGTAAATTTAGATAATTATTTAAATATTTTTAGCAAGTATTTAAATAATATAACAAATCGCAAAATAGTTCGCTATATTCTTTTCAAATGGATTAATATTGGCATGCATCATCTCTCAAATATCAATATGATATATATAAATCATCCATTGCATCCGGATTTAATAGCATGGAATTCTATGATATTTACATTCCACCGATATTTTATTAGAAAAAGAATAATGTTTCTTAAAAATCATCGAGAAAATATGTTCAAAACTATTCAAGAAATTGTTTATAGACCACCTATTGAGGATGCGTTTAAGAGTAAATATCCAGTACTCGCAAATGGAAGTCGAATGTATCAGTTCGCTTTGGCTAACTTTTATTTAAATAAAGAAGGTCTTGATGAAATTGAAGAAAATGATGATGAATTAATATATAAAACATACCTATTATATAAACAGCGTGATAATTTACAAAGAATCAAAAACAAAAATTAAGTATATTTTAAGTATATTTTGGTATACACTTATTATAAAAAAATGGTTTGTTTTTATTTTTTTTATAAATAAGCAATATCAAACCATAACATAAATGGCAACTGTTGAACTACCAATTCCCACTATAAATGAGAAGGATGTGACTGATGTACAGGAAACCGCTGAAGTATTTTTGCATGATTACAATGTGTGTAAGAATTGTTCTGCAACACCTCGTTGATGTTTTAGACGTGATCCTGATTTATTTAACATAGAGTTAACACCACCAACACTTTCACCTTGTTTTTCAAAAACAAGATGTCAAATTATAAAAAAGATGTGTTCCACACGATATGAAACTATAAATGGTATATTCTCTGTTCTGAATAATACAGATCCCAATCAAAAATATATGTGGGCTATTAAATTCAATCATAACGGCAAAGATGTTGAGATAAATAAGCGCGAAGTCCCTAGCTATAGTATGTGGAATGTTCGCGATGGAAAATTAATTTTTGTAACTGAAGATTGTGATCATCAGAAGTTTTTCAAGACACCAATTCATTTGAGGGAGAATGATTCTGATTTTGAAATAACTTGCAGGTACTTTGTTGTTATTAATGTAGATGGATCTTCATACACACTAATGAAACCAAATACATTAATCGAGATTTTATATGGCTAAACTAATCTAAGCTTTCATATATTATTAAATAAATGTTAGCATTTTAGGTATATATATAATTAAATAAAATTGTTTTTTTTAAGAATAATAATATTAATAACAATATGACTGAGATTAATTCTACTAAAGCCAATGTGCTTTTATGTGTTACTATCTACAATAATGAGTATCAGAAAATGTTACTTGAATCTGGGTGGATGCAGATGACATCGTGTGATGAACCTGGTTTAGTAAAATATGCATCAAAAACAAAATGTTTGGATGGTTATGAGAAATATTTTAAGAGAGTCGAATGCACTATTAGTGAGAGATATGTATATGACCCTAATGAATATGACCATAATAAAAATAAATGTAAATTGTTTAAATTTATTACTTTCATTGCTCCACATACGGTATATGGACAGCTACCCAACACCCAGTTAGAGGACAGAGAAGTCACATTACAAGTTCCATCATATTATTTAATTGAAATTCACCATGGGAGGTTAGTCACTGTCGGTATTAAAAAAACAAGATGGATAATCCATCCTGATGCGGAATACATTGGCAAGCCAATAGAAGATATCATTACACCGAAATCGAATGGACTATTACTTGATATCAAAGGTAAACTTGAGGGGGGCGATTATGGTTTTGTAAAGATCCCACAACAATATGATGTAATTATCGATTGGAACCCAAATGGCAGATTTTTATTCCCAGATTTGGAGCATAATTATAGTATGGGGTATCACCCTAACGTTGTATATGCTCCATCAGATAGACTCAATAACTTCTTTTAATATTTTAATAATACATATCTATCTAAACTTATTGGTATAATTAATTGAGTTTTATATATTTAAATACATAACTTTTTTATTAGATTTCAATATTTTATTTTTAGTATTTTTAGATATATGATACCAAATAAAATTGTTTTTTTGATAGAAGAATAATAATAATAATATGGCTAATAAACAATCAGATAAAATTAGTTTGATGCTCTCCCTAGTAAATGCTAGGACTCCTGAACCATTAAAAAATATGAACTATATGCGTATGACAATGTTAAAACTATCATTAAAGTGTTTGGGAATAAACATTCCCGAAGAGATTTTTGAAAAAATTTATGAATTTATGGAACCTTTTGTGGAAGTAAAATTATCAATGTACAAACAGATGTCTTGCGAACCTACCATAATGATAAAGAAGTGTCGTTTTAGTTATGGAAACAAAACCTGTATGACAATAAGTAATGGTGCTCGAAGTTATAATTCAATAAACGCGTTTAACGAAATAGTTAATGTATTTTTCAAGCACGATGGACGATATGTGGTTATTGATACAGCTGATCATTTAATGCGAGTTATTGATAACAAATTGACGGTCATAGCTAAACTTTGTGACGTGTTCAATTCTGCACCATCGGATAAAAAATTTTATACTGGTACGGAATTTGTGCCGATTGAAAGTTATGAAGCCGTAATAAAATATGATGATATATATATGGATGGAAGTTCGTGCATCCAAATTAAATCAATAAATTTTAATCATTTTGCATATACATTATTATAAAAATTTGTTTTTTTTTATTGAAAAATAATTAGAATACCAAGATAAAATATGGGTAATACATCATCAGCTCAACCAAGAGCACAACATCTTCACGACCAGTGCATGCAAATATTAAACGTGTCACCTGGTGTCAAACAAGTTCCACCACACGTGGTACCTAGCGAAAATTATGAAAATTTGGAACCTTCAGCCGAAGTGAAACTATTTTTGATCAAAAATAGTGAGTCTGAACCTGAAATCATAACAAAGAAGTGTTTTATTGAGTATGGTGACAAAACACACCTTGAAACACTCAATTGTTATGGCGAAAGGGATGCCATTTCAGTGAACCCAACTAAAGAAATTATTAACGTTGTGATTGAACACAATGGAGAGTACATTAAACTGGATACTTTCAGATGTCTAATGAAAGTCATTGATGGCAAGTTGAAGATCTATGCACATCTGTATATATTTTCAGATATGTGTCCTGGCATAGGAGTTAATTTTACAGGTGTACAATTTGTACCAATTGAAAACATTGCTTGGGAAATGGGCGGGAGACCTGTCAAAAATTATGATGTCGTAATTAAATGTGATGAAAATGAACCAGATGTGGCAAAGAGATGGAAGTTCTTGCGCATATGTTTGTGAACACCAATTACGTAAAATTATTCTGATTAAATAAATATTTTTTTTTAGTATAAAGAAAAAATGCGAATTAAATAGCTTAAAGTTATTGAGAGTATATTATATGTCTCAAAAATTAAAGCATAAAATAGAAATGCAACAAATTTATATACCTATAAGTCAATTAGCGACTCATATTAATTTAAATCCGTATGGTAATTTGTCACAAATTTTGGTAGGATTATGGGTAAAGATTGATTTTAATGGATATAGTAAAAAATTGTTAGAACTGGAACAAAAAACAGGAACATCATTTAAAGCTTTAAGTGAATGGGAAATGATGATGGCATTATGCGATCATTTTGAATTAAATTTAAAAGATCAGATAAAGGATTCTATGAAATCGGAGTGTAATACTGATTTAAAGAAAAATCAAAAGACATTACTTCATCAAATTGAGCAAATTCAGGTACAAACAAACGAAGATAAGTTTAAACAAGAAAAGTTATCATCATTGATTACTAGTTTTACTAATCGTGGATATGGTAATCATCATGAAAGTTCCGCAATTGATTTATATGAGGAGCAAACAGGATATAAAGTGACAGATCAACAGAAGAAAGTTACTAAGAAAATTATTACATCACAATATCCTCATGTTGAATGGTATTTAGTTGGTAAATTGGATGGTTTAGCGATTGAAAATAGTGGTGAACAAATAGTTGTGGAGATAAAGAATAGAACGACTAGACTATTTGGTCATTTGAAGGAGTATGAAAAACCTCAGATACAATCGTATTTAAAATTAATGGGGTTAAAACATGGTCATTTAGTTGAAAGTTTGCAAGTGGATAAAACGAAACCTTATGCTAGGAAAAGGGAAATTAAAATAATTCCGGTTGAATATGAAGAAAAATATTGGGATAATATTAAACAACGTTTATCTGGATTTGTATCTTTCTTTATTGATTTTATTAAAAACGATCAATTACAAGAACTGGTTTTGTGTAATCCTGATCAAAATGCCGAACAATTATTAAAAAATATTCTTGAAACTTATTTTTGATTTATTTGATCTTATTTACCTTTTAAAAAATTGATTTTAAAATTTTATATTAACTATATTACATTCAGAAATGGCTAAATGCAAAGGAGATGAAATACACGTGCAACATGAAGATGAAGATTATTCAGATGATAATGTAGATTCGGATATTGAATTTGATGATGATAATTCGTTCAATGTTCCTGAATCAACAGTTGATGAAATGATGGAAGAATACAATCAAGAAAAAGCATTAAAAAAGGCTTTGGGTGAGCGTACACCTGAAGCTACTAGTATTATTGAGCGTCAATTTGATGAAATAGAAAAAAGATTCACGGGTCAATCATCAAATCAAATGGCAACAACTCGTATTATGAAAGACCGTCGTGAAATGGCTAAAAATGGAAATTATGATTTATTTGAGATTGATTTTGTGAATGACAATATTTATGTATGGTCTCTTCTGATGAGATTTCCAGAAACTGAAGACATTCAGAAAAATCTTAACGATTATGAAATTGAATCAAAAGGTAATCATCCCAATGCAATCAAAATGGAGATTACATTTCCTCAAGATTTCCCTATGTCACCTCCTTTCATGCGCGTAATATCTCCTCGTTTTAAATACAAGACGGGACGAGTTACAATTGGAGGTAGCATTTGCACAGAATTATTGACTAGTGCTGGTTGGGTTCCTACATATTCTGTTGGACAAGCTTTGATTCAAGTTCAAAGTGAAATTATGGATGGCAAGGCGGCTTTCGAACCATATGGAACAAGTAAGGAATATTCTGATACAGAAGCTAAGGAGGCTTTTGCACGGATCGCTCGTGAAAAGGGATGGTCTAAGTAAACATTAAATTACTTTATTGTGTCTCATTAACTTTTTAATATTAACTTTAATTATTTTTTTGTTGTAGTAAATTAAAGTAATTTAATAGAATGGGTAAATTGACATTAAAAAGACCTTATAAAAATAGAAGTAAAACACATAAAAAAAGTAAAACACATAAAAAAAGTAAAACACATAAAAAAAGTAAAAACATTAAAAGGGGTGGTTGGAGTTGGTTGAGTCCTTTGCGTGCCAAATCCACGATGGGTACTGGTTTTACGCCTTTTAGGAATATTAGAAATACATTAAATAGAACGAGAGGAATAACAACGTATACCGATGAATTTGGGAAGATTCAAAAAGCTACTAGAAAAATGAGAGGAAAGAAAAATGCTCTAGCATTCTGGAGAGGACGTAACTTTAATGAAGCTGTTGCTTATAAAACTCATACAACAAACAGATTAGCTGGTATGCAAAGACGAGTTGATTCAGCGGTGACTGATATAGAAGGGAAACTTGCTCAAAAAAGATTTAAATATATGAATATGCTTCGGGATACTAATCCAAATCAACAAAAATTATTTAAAAAACTTGGATGTACTACGACTGAAGATTGTATGTCCAAAATAGATGCTAAACTTCTTGAAAAGCAAAAAAAATATGCGGCCAAATTGCGTTTACCAGAAATGCAAACTAAATTAAATAAACGATTAGACAAGTTTAATAAGATGGAGGCAAAAACAAAAAGTATAATAGGTAGGAAAGTAAGTTCAGTTAATAGGGCTATTTTAACTGGTGCCATTAAAAAGTGCAAAGAAACCGCTAAAAAAAACCCAAACTTTAATGGTGGTAAATGTATTTCAGATGTATCAATGTTATTTACAGGCACAAATAAAGCTGTTAGTGTAGCTGATATTCAAAGTAAAGCTGGAATAAGTTTGACTTCAGACGATATTTACAAAGCCAATAAGGGACTGATATTTAATCGGTCTGTGAGACGCAAAGCTGATAGAGCTACTGGCAAAGATTGGGTTGGACTCAGTGGTATTGAAAAAAGTAGAGATGGTTTAGTCAAAAAAGCAAACGCTACAAAAGACGATCCGTTTGCATATCGTACACAACAACCACTGACATCACAACAAGTGCAACTACCACAAATTATTGGACAACAAGCCCAATTACCACCACCGCAAGTACAACCACAACCTCAATTGCCATCTCAATTGCCACCTCAATTACCACCTCAATTGCCACCTCAATTACCACCTCAATTACCACCTCAACAACAACAACAACAACAACAACAACAACAACAACAACAACAACAACAACAACAACAACAAAAAACAACAACAACAAAAAAAACGGGAATTTTTTCTGAAACATATTCTACTGTCATGGGCGAATCTTTAGTATAATACTAATATTTTATATGATTTGTGCTCAACCCTATTAATAATAAAATAACCAGTATATTTATATATACCATTGTTTGATCACTAACTTTAAGGGCATTATTAAATCCTTCCACTATATCGTAATTAGATTTAGATGTATCTGGTTTAATATTGGCGGGTTCATGTGTTGTAAAACCTTCTATTAAAATCTTTTTTTTTTGCTTTTCCTTAATATTTTCCGGTTTATTTTCCGGTTTATTTTGGGTAATAACTTTACTAGAATATGAACTTAGTAAATTATCCATAACGTGTCTTGTGAATCCGACACCAGGTTGAACTAATACAGTTTTGATTCCTAAATCTTTTTCAGCTGCTTCTAAAATATTTTTAGAATCATCAAACATAATAACTTCATTATATTTAACATCAGAAACAGACCTTACTAAATCTATTAAATATTGATTTTTATTTGAACTAGGTCTTAAAGTAGCATCATATCTTCTATTGCCATCCAATGGTGTATAAATGTTATGTAACCCGAATATAGGATTACCAAAAAGTCTATCTAAATAAGCTTTAATAACATTATAAGTTCCAAAACTAATAATGGCAACTGTTTTTTTATGTTTTAAGAGATATGAAACGAAGTCTCTAAAGAATATGGGATCACTGAAATGATCTTTTGATAATTTATTCCAACTCAATCCTTCCACTTGAGATTGAGTAATGCCTTCAGAATATGCATGAATTTTAAGTAAAGTATAGTCAAAATCCCAGACAAAGACTTTATATTTATCTAGAATTGGGTTGTATTTTTCAAAATCTATTAAAGAAGAATCCATAAATATTACTTTAATTATCGGAAATAAAAAAGAAAAAAATATCTTAGATATAAATATAAAACCCATATTTTTAAAATGGATCACTCCTTAATTAATCTATTACATATATTATTTGTAGCACCACTATTAATAGCTGTCGGATACAATGCTAAAAAATCTAGTGACATGTTATTTAATTTAACTTTAGTTCTAGGTATCGTTGTTTTTCTTTATCACTCTTATATTTATTTTTTCAAAAAACCAAAAGAATCGTTTACTACACTAAATAATAATGTGAATAATGCTAATAATATGAATAATGCTGATGATGTTCCTCAAGTGGAATTAGAATCATCAAATGAGGTTTCGGTTGGTGTAGTTGGAGATGATGTAGGTGAAGTTTCTGGTGTTACTTCAGGTACCATGTCAGAAGCTTCAGTTGAAACTAGTGGTGATTTATTACAATTATCATCTGATTCTGGCAATAATGTTGAAGAAATTGAAGGATTCTCTTGGTAAGTTGTAGTTGTATCTTGAGAAACAGGTTGCGCAGATGATAAAAATGAATCTAGTTTAGATCTGGAATCTTCATTTTTGCGTTGTTGATATTGATTCAAACGATTGAAGACCCATTCGGTTTTTTCGGTTGCAAAATTGTTGAATACAACACTATATTTTTTTAAATATTCTTTAAGGACATCTAAATAATCCCCATATTTTTCAAGATCTCCGTCCGATAAATACCAACGCAATCCAACACCAATAGCCAATCCTAGGAATAATGTAATAGCATTTAGAACTTGACATGCGAGTCCTAGTACAAAATAAACAAGAAATAGTTGCCAATTAATTTTGCATCCGAAATATTTATTTTTGACATTTAATTTAAAAGGTGATTGCTGAAATCCAAAGGCTAATGCAATCAAAAATCCAATAAAAGGTTGATAATAAAAACCAAGTACAGCTCCTGCAACTGGTGAAACTACTTGTTGTGATGTTTTAGTGCTCATTTTATTTAAAGTTGACATTGTTTCAATATTTATAATTTTTTATGCATAATGCTTTCAATTTTATTTCATTCACTTATTACCGAACGAAATAATATATTTGTCATAACAATCAACAAGACACATCATGTCCGTATCACAATAATTTCCTAGATGATGTTTAGCTAAATTCGAAAAAATATAATATTGGTAGTCATAATCACCAACAATTGTATCTAAAGTTCTATTTTTGCCCAAATACTTTTTAATATTGGAATAATATAAATCATGTTTGCTACCTGGATAATAATGACCGTATACGTAATTTACGAAATCTTTTTGTAAAAAATCTGATATTAAATATTTCTTGAGTCCACTCATATATATATATTTATATCCGACACAATAATATGAAAAATCATCATATAATACAATTGGTCTATAATATTTGCCATTAATATCACAATCATCTTTTTCATATTTTATTTTATCAATATGTGAATCATATTCATGTGATATTTCAAGTATTTCATCCCCTTTGTCTGGATTATAATACATCTTAATATTATCACATTTATTCCTAATATGTTTAATTTCAACATATCCATTCAGTTCAAATAGTTTAACAAAATATTTATCACTTAGACTTTCCAGAAAATTATATTTATTTGATTGATGTAATAATTCATTAATTATGTCTTCAATATCATCACCAAAATAACAATATTTTTTATCCATAATGCTATCAACTTCTGCCTGTATTTCATCATCTTGTTCTTCTGATTCTTCTGATTCTTCTGATTCTTCTGATTCTTCTGATTCTTCTGATTCTACTGATTCTACTGATTCTACTGGTTCTTCTGATTCTTCTGATTCTACTTGTTCTTCTTGTTCTTCTTGTTCTTCTTGTTCTTCTTGTTCTTCTTGTTCTTCTTGTTCATTTTGTGTTTGTTTAGCGGCACATAATGATTTATATAGCTCTTTTGACATTTTTAAATATTCTTCATCTGATTTTTTAATAGCATCAGTTATATCAACTGTATAAAAGTGTATATTATTATTGCTCATTTTAAAAATTATTAAAACTTTATCTTCGCACCCATTCCTAGTAGACCCAGTATATATCTCTGTCGATAAAAGTTGAGAAGGTAAGAATGTATAATGTCTAATAAACTTTGGTGGGGTATACATACATTCTGAGTTATCTGTTTGAAGTTTCCAATGAGTATCATTACCAACACAATACCATGTATCAAAATCATTTAGTTTTTTTCGTTGATAATGAGGATCATCTTCAATATACTCAACTAATTTATCCAAATTAAAATAATTAGCCTCATCTAGTATATTATTAATGTCTTTATAAGATAATACGTCTAGATTAATATTACCATCACGTAGAAATTTAAGAATGTATGTAAAATATTCTCCGTTTCTATCTATAAAATGATATCCATCATCAGTAGTTGTTAATTTATGTCTTCCTGAAAACATTGATGACAACATTGAGTCAGGATATTTATCTAAAGTATATAATGTAGTTTCATAACGAAAACCTCCGATATTAAGTTTTATTATTTTATCCATATCAAAACATAAAGTAAATCACAACTCTATTCAATTTTTTACATGATAATTAAATAATTCTAGTTATGTTTGCATAACACATTCAAGAGCTTTCGGAAGTTTTCGTAAATTTCACGAAATAATACTTGAAAACTTAGAATTTTTAAATAACATTCGTCATGATTACGAAAGCTCCCGAAATCGTTTGACAGTTTATGCGGGGTATTAATTGTCGGTAGGGTATCGTAAGTCAAAAAAACATTAGTAATTTTCCTTTGCAAACCTTTGGAAAAATAGGGGTCAACCTATCATTCAGGTGTTTTTGAAAGTAATAAATGTAAAATCTAGAATATTCTAGTTGTAATGAATCTAGAATAATATTTTTTAAAAACTTTCTAGGACACAAAAGTAAAAATTTTAGATTGTTCTAGTTGTAATGAATCTAGAATAATATTTTTTAAAAACTTTCTAGGATACAAAAGTAAAAATTTTAGATTGTTCTAGTTGTAATGAATCTAGAATAATATTTTTTAAAAACTTTCTAGGACACAAAAGTAAAAATTTTGAGATGTTCTAGTTGTAATGAATCTAGAATAATATTTTTTAAAAACTTTCTAGGATACAAAAGTAAAAATTTTAGATTGTTCTAGTTGTAATGAACCTGGAATAATATTTTTTAAAAACTTTCTAGGACACAAAAGTAAAAATTTTAGATTGTTCTAGTTGTAATGAATCTAGAATAATATTTTTTAAAAACTTTCTAGGATACAAAAGTAAAAATTTTAGATTGTTCTAGTTGTAATGAATCTAGAATAATATTTTTTAAAAACTTTCTAGGACACAAAAGTAAAAATTTTGAGATGTTCTAGTTGTAATGAATCTAGAATAATATTTTTTAAAAACTTTCTAGGATACAAAAGTAAAAATTTTAGATTGTTCTAGTTGTAATGAACCTGGAATAATATTTTTTAAAAACTTTCTAGGACACAAAAGTAAAAATTTTGAGATTGTTCTAGTTGTAATGAACCTGGAATAATATTTTTTAAAAACTTTCTAGGACACAAAAGTAAAAATTTTGAGATGTTCTAGTTGTAATAGTAACTGGAATAATACTTTTCAAAAACTTTCTAGGACACAAATGTAAAAATTCTAAAGTATTCTAGTTGTAAATGAATCTAGAATAATACTTTTTAAAAACTTTCTAGGTCACAAAAGTAAAAATTTTAGATTGTTCTAGTTGTAATGAATCTAGAATAATACTTTTTAAAAACTTTCTAGGATAGAAATAGATTACATAATAGTTAGTAGATACTCTTTACCTCCTTTACCTGAACCATGTTTAGGCCTGGGTTTTTTTGAAACTTTTTTGGTATATCTTCTTTTTTTAGTTTTTCTGGAACCACCACACATTGGTTGTCCATTTTCCATGACCATTTGATTATTATTATAAACTGGAGGACAACATTCAGAATAGCCAACTCTTTCCATTAATCCACCAACTGTTTTTGTTAAATCATGAGTAATTCCAGAACCTTTTTGTTTTTTAGTATGCTTTTTACTATGATTTTTCTTTTTATTTTTAGAAACCATATTTATTTACTTAAAAGAAAAAAAGAAAAATTGAATCTTTTCAATATTCAGAAGCATTTTAATTAATAATTAATGGCTCTAGAATTAAATTACTATTTGAAAAAAGCTATCGAAAATATTTTTGATAAAGAAGTAAAGAAATTATTTACATTAATAACTGATAAATACGGAGAGAAGTATGATTTTAATATTGAAGATTTATTAGAATTTTATGAAACATGTCAATTAAAAATTTCTTATAAAGAATCATCAAAATTAGTTAATAAAACGCATACAATTACTGTTCCAGATGATAAAAATAGATGTTGTGCTAGAGTTTGGTCTCATGGATTTTATGAGAAAACTGATAAAGGAGAAGACTTCGGAACTAGGTGTCAAAGGAATAAAATAGATAATACAGATTATTGCAAGCAACATAATAAAAATTTAGTTCATGGTAGATATGATACAAAACCTGATAAAATTGTAAAGGGTTTTTATATGAAAGTAAATGATCAAGGACATTTCTAAAATAAAATTGAAACTTCTCAGAATATTAAATTAAATAAAATTAATATTTTAATGACTTTAACAATTTTATCAACTTTAATGACTTTAATGACTGTAATAAAATACATATTAAGCCTATTCAATGATCAATATAATCAAAATAATCAAGATGCAAATACTCAAGACGTAAATAATCATATTGAAACATTTTATGAGATTCCTTTAGTTTTATTACAGTCTCTAGCTGGATTCATTTTATTACAAATATTATTATCAATTTTATTCAAATTTTATAAATTTCCTAATAAATATTTTAATGCATCATATACATTAATATTTTGCATACTAAGTTTGAACATGAGTACTTATATGTTGACAGATTTATTTGAAAAATATAGTAAAGTTGGTGGCATTACATCACTAGAATATACTCAAATGTTAATATATAAAATTAAATTGAGTTATTTTGCGATGTCATATTTTATAGTTGATTTACTCTGTAATGTGAACGAAATAGAATTTGTATTACATCATGTAGCTACTATAATTTATTTGATATTTCATAATAATCTAAATGATATGATTATGTTATTCTGTTTGTTTTTTGGTGAAATAACTAATCCAGTTTTATTACTCTGGAAAGTATCCAAAAAAGACTTCCCACACATTCATTATCATTTAAGTCCCATTAATTTTGTTCTATTTGCATTAGTGAGAGTCTTTATTTTAATAGGAATTGTACTACACTCAACACTCAAATATCACCAACAAACCAATTCTGATTTCTTAAAATTCCTAAATTGGATCATTTTTATAGGATTTAATATTGGCAATTTCTATTGGATATGCAAAATTAGTAGAAATTTTCATAATCTAACTTTAACATCAAACAAAAAAACTATTGAAAATAAATAATCATCTAATAATCTAAAAGTTAATTTAGAAGTACTTTAGAAGTGCAAATAACGACCTAGATAACGATATACTGATATTACATATGTTTTAACATTTTGATAATACCCATATCCATATCCAGGTGCATTTACATTTTGTTGAGTGTCATCATTATTACTTGGTAATTGAATTTGACTTTGATTAATATTTTTATATCCTTCTGGTTTTGAATAATTTTTGTCCATTTAATTTTAGTCCTTAAAATAATTATTAAAAATGTCTGCAGATATTATAATTCAATTTTATTTATCTTTAATAGGATTCAATTCCCATTCATAAAACTCAACATTTGACAAATTTTTAGGTTCATCCTTAATATTAATCAACTGTACTGGGAAATTAACCAATTCAGAATTTTTTAATAAAGGTACATTATCATCCCATCCACACAAACTAAAATATTTATGTCTTTGACAATCTATTAACCCAAACATCGGAAATTCTCTCTCGAAATCATCCAATGCTACTATTAACGCATTAGAATCCAATATAGAATACATTCCTTTCCGATATCCCTTTAAGACACCTTCAACTAAACTCTTATAATGAAATTGTTCTTCTATAACTTTATCTAAATTATCAATGACTTCTAGATTTAGATACATATCAGAAAATCCATTAACACCTACAACATCAAATGGATTATATATAATATCTAATTTAGGATCATCCATTTCACGACCTTCTTCAAAAACTTTATTTATATATTGATTAATTTTATTATTATCTGATGTATCTTCTTTATCTAAATAATAAACCAAATATCTACGATATAAATGACGATGATTATCAACTGATTCCAATAATGTTTTTTTGCCATTTACCATCAAATTATCTAAGATTTTATCAAACTCGTCGGTTACAAATGATACTGAATCTCCTTTATAATTTTTATCAAAAGAATCACGACGTAAAAAACTCATAAATTTCTGATTACCCAAATATAATAAATTCTCACCTTGATGTTTAAGTTCAATTGTCTTAGAATTATATCTTCCACGACTCGCTATAAAATTATACCATCCTATTGAACCTCTCACATAGCAATACGAACCAACTTGTAAATTTTGTAATTCCTTTTTTTGTTCATCAATATCACATGGTCTCATATTACCACAATTTTTAGTCCTAAAAAGCAACTGAATTAATGGATTCATATTAATTGATGTAGATTTAATAACAAATATAGGATGCAATTTATTAAACCTTTCATCTCCCAGATATTTCCAAACACAATACAAAATAAATAATGTCATTCCAATTGAACATTCAACATTAATAGAATTATTCAATATATATTTCATAACATCTACTGGAGTATGTGTCTTCTTTAATTTATAATAAAAAACACACTCAGGCGATTGATTATCTTTATGCTCTACATGAACATCAAAAAATGGTCCCAAATCACTCATTTGTGTAGGATTAAAAGTCCATTTTAATGCAGCTTTATTTAAATCATTAATAGCTTTATCTAAATCTATTTCAGCAAAAATATTAACACATTTACTTTGATTTTTGGAATCAACTCTATTTTTTAAATATGGGGATTCATGTATATATAAAAAAACATTTTCAGATGTTTCAACTCCCAAAACATAATTTTGACTCATTTGATCTAATAATCTCTTTTTGTTCTATTTTTATGTTATTTTTTTCAACATTTAATATAAAACATACTATATGAAATTACTTGGTTATCAATGGTTATTATTAATAATCCTATTGACTGTTATTCTAGCACAATATTTAAGTGTTAAAGTCGGATTTTGCTGGTTTAAAATATCACCATTAATGTGTTTTATATTATACTTCTGGATTCTATTTAACCTTCTAATCTGTTTTTGGGAATTATTAATCATTGAACACAAAAATAAACTAGAATATCCCAAATATAACTTTTACTTAACTGAATATACACTTACCGATCTAATCAGTACTAAATTTTGGATTGATGGTTGGAATCAATATTTAAAAGCCGATCCTAGATATGGTGATCCAACCTCACCTGTATTTAGATATGAATTATTCAATGTATTAGTAAGTTGTATCCCATCAATTTATGTAATTTATCATTTGATTTCTCCTAAAGCTGCTATAAAACAAAATGAAATATATAATGTATTCTTCTTCTATTCACTATTACAATTGGCTGGAGTCATCTTTTATTTTGAAAGTTATTTCAGAAAATATGGAACACAATATATTGGTCTTAATCACCTCGAAGAAACCGCATATTTATTCATTTCACTATTATGGGTCATATTTCCCCTTTATCTCATATGGCCCTTATAAAATACTTTTAAACAACTCTTAAACAAAACATATGTATAATATAAACAATGCGTATAAATAATATTTAGATTATGAAGTTATAAAATAATAATATAACAACAGGATGTCAAAAATAACGACTGGGTTATTTATAGGTAATAGATCAAATGCATTACATAGTGAATTCTTTAGAAAAAATAATATAGATTATGTATTGAATTGTACTAGTGATGTGCCTTTTATTAATTTACCAAATGAACATATAACTTTTAGAAGATTTTCTGTGGAAGATCACGGTAGATATGAAGATATTACAACCATGACTGAAAATTTACCATTTCTTGTAAAAGAATTAGAAACAGCATATAAAAAAGGAAAAAATATTTTAATACATTGTCATGCTGGTGTGCAAAGAAGTGCAACAGTTATGACGGCATTTTTAATGTATACTAATAATTTTAATCTAGAAACTGCGACAAATATGTTATTAAAATATCATCCAATCGCATTTTCATTCGGCAAACAAAATAATTTTAAAGAATCATTAATAAATTTTGAAAAATATCTTATAAATTGTCCGAAATAATATACCAATTAGCCCCATCACTTTGTATCTGAGCATATTTATAATTTGTTGTAATAGTTATTTGGGTGTCAGCGTCAATCTTTTCTGATCCATTTGGGTTAATAATTAAATCATATAAATTATTTGCTGTTTTTTTAATATTATAAATACGACCAGTTACACTAGAAGCTGGTGGTAAATTTAACGTAATACCATTACTATTATTGGTATTCACTAATAATGTATTATATGAACTAGTTAAAGTATAATCTCCTGAGCTAGTATCTGAATAATTAATAGTTTTTAACCCAGTTGCAATAGAACCACCAATATGCAAATTAGAATGTTGTCGCGCTGTATTAATCCCCACATTACCATTACTATTAATGTTAATACCAGCATAATAGATAGCATAATCTTGTGCTGGGTAATTTCCAGATTCTGAAACAGTTAATGAAGTAGTACCACCTACAGCTGTTATGACTCTACTAGCTCTAGAAGTCTTAAAATATATAATACTACCTATAATGGATGCCGTAAATGCTGTTCCTACACCTGTTATAGTAGTACCACTTAAGGCTATTGTTTGTCCGTCTGGTGGATCTGATAAAAGGGGACTAATATGAAATCTATTGACGGGTTCAGGTAAATAAAAACTAATTCCAGCATTATTTTTCATAACCATTCTAGTAATATTATTTGATCCATCATTTGTATAAAAATCTAAACGACCTTCCGGCCCATCTCCAAGACTATCAGAAGAACCAGTGATTTGAGCATAAGGACGACCAACACCTATAGCTTGAAATTGGATATTTGATGCACCACCTAGGATGGCTTCGTCGTTACTACCACTTTTTAATAATATAGTGGCTTCTGAATTATTTTTGGCTTTAATTTCAAGTTGAGCACTTGGATCAAAATTATAACCAATACCTAGATATCCAGAACTATTCAAAATTAAACCAGATGTTAATGATGTTCCATTATTAACATTAAATTTCATTCTAGCTTTCTTATCGTTCCCATTTCCCTCATGTGATACTTCAATTTGACCCAAAATATGATGACTACTCGATCTATAACCCTTAAAAATAATTCTAGTTTCACGTCCACCACTAGTATTCTCAGCCATTGTATTCGTTAAATATATATATGGCATATTCCTAACCGATCCATCACCCGCTATATGTAATCGTCCTTCTGGATTCTCTTTTCCTATTCCCATATTACCATCCGAATCCATCAATAAATTCAAATTTGATGATGTATCAATTACCGTAAATAATGCCGGGATTCTCTCTGTAGTACTATCACCACTAGTACCTATAAATGCTTCCGACACTATCAAAGATGTATCACTAACTACTTTAGTCACTATACGTCTTTCAGCATTTAATAATATAGTATCACCTATAGAAACCTCAGATAATAATTCAGAATTAGATCCAGTTACATCTGTACCATCTGGGGTTAATGTTCCTGTTAAAGATGTATTTGGAGTTCCTTTTAATTTGAAACCTTCCAAATAACCGTCAGAATTTAACACTAAACCTCTAATATTATCATTTGTTTCTATTCCAGTCCCATTATTAGTCTTTAATATTAATTTACCCTTATTCAAATTGATATTTTGATATAATTCTAATACGTTATCAACATTTAAATTAGTATTATATATTCTAAAATCATCTAAATAACCTAATAAAAAATTACTAGATTTGTCTAACGTACCTAAATAAACATTAGGTGTCCCTGAAGGTGATCCTTTAGTTCCAGTTAAATTTGCTGAAGAATCTATAACACCATCAATAAAAATTTTAGATTTAGTTTCATCAACAGTATATACCAAATGATGCCATGATCCATCAGCTATATCAGTTGAACCAGTTACACTTTGTGCTCCGTTTGAAGTATATAAAGTACCAACCGCAACAGAACCACTATTCAATGATAAATTATAAAAACCAGTACTAAGTCCATTACTATTACTTACTATAGTACTATTTCTTCCAATTGATCCATTTGAATATATTTTTAGCCAAGTAGATATAGTAAAATTAGAATTACCAATATCAGTAATAATGGAACTATCACCACAATCTAAATAACTATTAATACCATCAAATTCTAATGCATTTCTAACTTTTCCTTTAACCCAACAACGATTTAGATCAAAATTATGTAAAGTGGCGTCAATGTGGGATTGAGAATAATCTATAGTTGATGTGGTGCCATCTAGATGATCAAATGTGTACCATAATTTTAATGAATTTGAGACTGGATCTCTAGTTTCATAACTGGAACTATATGATCCTTTAATTTCCGCTAAAATATTAGAATATTTATCTTTAAAATAAATTCTAGATTCACCTAGACCATCTCCCAATTCATCCATTGAATTTTGCAAAGTTATATATGGTTCTGTATTCATAATATGTAATGCTGCATCTGGATTAGATGTTCCAAATCCAACTTTAGTGTCATTCATAAAGGTATAAGATGTTAGACCATTACTAAATTTTATTAGAGGGTTATCATCGTTTATTAATTCAGCAAAAACCCCTTGTTTAAAAGTATCATATGTTTCGGCATCATATACTAAAACTAATCCACAATCTTGTCCACTTTTATTAACTATTTTACTTAAAAATGGATTTCTTTGTTTCAATTCTCTACCACTTTTTTGTATTTGAACTTCCGATCCAATTTTAACTCCTGTCAATGCATCAAATTTTTGATAATAAATACTAGGGATTTTACCACTTGTCCATGCGATCATAAAATTATTATCATTTGTTCCACTGATTGTAGGTAAAGGAAATTGACTTGTCAAATAAGTATGTTCGCGGTTCCATTCATCTGGATTAGCATTTTGTAATTCTTCATCATCCTTTATAGGTGTTGTATTAACACTTTCAATAGTATAAATCGGTGTACTAGATGATGTACTATATTTAGATGCTTTAATTACTTTAATATCTCTAGAAAGAGTTATTTCTATATCACCACTATCTAGGACATATATATCCGATGTATTTGAAATACTCTCTATTTTTTCAGTTCTTCCACTTAAACTTGTCGTAAAATCTTCTCCATCTAGAAATACACCCGAATTTACTGTAACTTTTATAATAGTAGGATGATTCACATTTGTTCCAGATAAAGTACCACCAGCTCCAGATGTTAACCCAGTTAGAGCATCTTGATCCCCTCCATCTATATAAATCAACTTAGAACTATCACCATAATACGCTTGATTATAAGTTATTACAAATCCACCTTCAAATATTCCTGTCATAGCCAATCGTCCATATGTTTTTGGGGATCCATCTGTTATAATTACTTCAGAACCGTTTGGATCAGCGGATGAATCGTATTGTTGATACATAATATCATATACATTTGATTGTGGACTATATTCGCTCATGTAACCGATTACGAAACCGCCTGGTATAGTTTGGTCATTATTACTGATAGAAGTTATATAGGGATATGTTTGTGTATTTGCGGTTGTAGTGTTAACTTTGGTTTCTCCTCCGGTTAAATTCCCTGTTCTGGAGACTCTTTGAAAATAAACATCAGTATTTGTTCCGCTATCTTCGTGATTACTACTCCATACAACAACATAATTACCGTCTTCTAATCCAGTTGCTCTAGGATATTTTTGATTATATAATGTGGTTGCATTAATTTCTAGATCAAATGAATTTAATGCTCTGGAACCATCTTCAGCAGTTTCATCAAAAATTTGACCACGAATATTATATGTACCAGAATCTCTTGAACTCCATACTACTATAAAACCACCATAAGTCTTATTAATATTAGCAGCCACATGAGGATATGATTGATTACTAAATGATGCAGAATTAACTCTAAATTCGCTACCATTTCTAGATCCATCTGAGTTAAATATTTGACAATAAATATCATATTCGGCACTTGTGTATGATTCCCATACAGCAACCCATCCTCCATTAACTAATCCAGCAACAGATGGATCAATTTGGTTATCACTAAATCTAGTACTTAAAAAGATGCGTTCACCTACTTTATTTTTAACTTCTAAAGTTGATACAGGTTGTCCTGTGCCTATACCAACTTGACCATTATCTGTTACTCTTATTCTTTCTTGATTACTAGTTTTAATCTGGAAATCTCTTTCTTTCTCATTCGTCAAATAAGTAACACCAGATATTAATGTATGACCCATTTGCATACTCCTAGATCCACTAGTGGATACAATAGCTGCTGGCATTACTGTAAATGACCAATATGAACCTAGAGTATGTCCTGTGGTAGCGCTAAAAGTAATATTAATACCGTATTCTAGGGTGATTGGGGATCCTGTCATGTCAATTTGTTCTTCTTGGAAGGTTAATCCGGCATCATTTGACCATTTAAATCTATTTGGCGTACTTTCTACATAATCTACTACAATTTTATAATACTTTCTCCCTAAACCAGTATATGTGCCTCCTGTAGTCAAAGTTAATGAATTATTCACTGAGTTGGTTGAAGCTTCTGTTATATATGATCCAGTACCTATTATAGTCTCACTAGCTTCTGATGTGGTCCAATAGAAAGTTTTACCTATATCAGAGCTATTAAATTCTCTGGGTCCTTCATAAGCAATGATTTTATTACTGGTTTTAAAAGCTAAATATTTTTCGTGAATTGCGTGAATAGAATCAGAAGATTCGACACCGATTGAGATTAGACTAGTGGATCCGGTAGTAGTTTGCAAAGTTAAATCAGCGGAGACATCATTACTCAATGATCTTACTAAAATACCGTTATAGTCTGGTTTTTGAATACTTGAGTCATCACAATCAATGAGTAATTTTCTTAAAGCGGTTGTTTCTGTGGAGTCTAATAATAATGCACCATCAATCATTTTAAAAAAGGGAGCGACTGATGATGTACCGATGTTAAAATCACCTGACTGTGAAATTAAATTAATAGATTCTGTTGTTGTCACCTGGAAATCTTGCGAATTCATCGAAATATAATTTGTAGCTTCCATCTCTATATTAACTGTTTGATTGTCCGGGTTTAATGCATCATAATTTTCATCTGGTACACCAAATTTAAGATCATTACCAACAGATTTTAGGGTGATATCACCGGTGCTTGTCAGCATAGTTCCATGTGTTCCAGATGATACTAATATACCTCCACTTGCATTTGATGATGTAATTTGAATTGCATCAGAAGCATTATTACCAGCATTTATAATAATTTTACCTGTTTCTGCATCCATTTTAAGATTACCTGAAGAACATGTCCAATAAGATGATGAATCTGTATTTAACTGAATTGCTCCTGAACATGATAGAAATAATCTTCTGGATACTAAACGTAAATTACCATCAACATCTAATTTAATTCTGCCATTTGTATTTGTCACATTTAAAGTATTAAAATAACCATTAACTTGATTAGCTGTCATATTAGATGATCTTTATTTATTAACTAAGGTTTTATTTAACACAACTTAAACATATTCTAAAATTAATTTCTTGTTATTCATTCCAGATCTTAAAAAGTGTTCAGAATCCAAATTCAGTATGAACTTTTTCTATTTACCCAAGGGTTTTCCAATACAATTTACTAATGATTTTTCAAGTCATGATACCCCAAAGACATAATAATTTTTTAAGAGCAAGACATAAAATGTCAAAAAATTTCTAATGTGCAAAAGTAAAAATTTTAAAGTATTCTAGTTGTTAAAGTAACTGGAATAATACTTTTTAAAAACTGTCTAGTATATTACATATTCCATATATGCTTACATACATATTCAAACGCATTCGGAAGATTTCGTAAATTTCACGAAATAACACTTGTAAATACTCGAAAATCTAGAATTAATCAATTAATTAATCAATTGACATTCGTGATGACTACGAAATCTTCCGAAATCCTTTGACAGTTTATGTCCGATCTCAAGGGTTATTGAGACTAGAAGGGTATCACAAGTCGAAAAAAGTACTGTAAAATTTACTATTAAACCTTTGGAGAAATTGAAATGTTCCATACTAGAGTTCATTCATATGAGTTTATTTTTATTAAAACCTTCAAGCTTTGCAAAAGTCTAGCATAGCATTCATAAATTTATCATCTACATTATCAGATTTAGATTGATGAATTTCTTCAAGGGTGTTAATTATGTCTAATTTTGTTACCAATCTGCGATTTAATAAATAATAATATAACGTCTCAAACATTTCACTGTTATAATTATCTAAAGCAACCGCTAATCCAATTAAATATAGATCACTTCTTTTAGGAAAAAATTTGTTTTTGTAGATCCATATAAATTGTTGAGTACTCAAATTATTAAAATGAACACGATGCCGTTTTTCTGTAAAAGTCAATGAATCAAATATTTTCAACCAAATCCCTTTATCACATAAATAACTATTCATAATATATTCCCTCTCATATTCAGTTGCATTCATTAGATTACTAAAATCATTATAATTAAAGATTCTTGCTATAATAGGTCTAAAATATGATTTAAAATTATCCCAAGTCACAATAATTATTTGAACATCTGAATCGCACATAATATTATCAAGATTTATTAGAGATTTGAACAAATTATTTTTGAAGAAAAAACTAACCAATGATTGTAATTTTTCATATTTCATAAATTCTTTATCAAATACCAATTTATCTTTGATAAATTTAAAGTAATATGCCCAGAAGTCATCATATTTATTTATAAAATAATTTTTAACCAGACTTTTAGTATAATCTACATCAACTAAATCTTCATTATCCCTATTCATATTATTCATATTTGTAATCATATAATCATGGCTTAATTGTGCAAATCTGGCTCTTTCATCTACATCTAGGTATACATAATCAACACATATTTTACTAGGTGGTCCATATAATATTTCGTTTAAGTGTTTTGATTGAACATCATATATTTTTATAATTTCCTGTGTATTAAAAATTAAATCATGTGTTAACCTCTTATTTTTAATTAAATAATCTATAATATCACAAGAACCATATTTAAGCATCAATTGTATTATTGTAGTCTGAACTGGTGTATTTGATCCTTTTTCTGTAATCATAAAAGAAAAAGAAGTAATGTCGACTTTAGATAAAGGGCTTTGTAAAAACCATTTAACTGAATCAGCCCTAAAAATAGCTTGTATTCCTAAATGACGATAAAAATAATAAATACTTTCGTCAATTTGGGGGACAACTAAATGAGTATAATAAAGTGATGGTCCTTTTAAGTTTTTTACAATATCTAATAAATTTTCAGAATAAATATTATATAACATTGTTTATGTATAAATTATCGTTATGATTATTATGATTTTTAATTTTTATATTTATTTTAGGAACATAAAAAATTGAATTGCATATTTTAATTAAATCATAATCAATAAAATAGAAACATAATGGCTAGTATATCAACTCTAATTGACTTTGAAAAATGTATCAAAAACGACGAAGTAATACCTAGAGATCCAAATATTAAAATTAACGGATGGACATATTTAATGGTTGCATCCAGATATCCAAATATAGAAACTTCTTTATCCATTATTAAACAATTAATAGATTCTAATGCCAATCTAGATTTACAAGATGATAATGGGTTTACAGCATTAATGATTGCGACATCATATTCAAATACATCTACTTCTTTATCCATTATTAAAACATTAATAGATTCTGGAGCAGATCTAAATTTAAAAAATAAAGATGGATGTACAGCTATAATGTTGGCTATTTGCAACTTAAGCACTTCTAGTTCTGTTGAAACTATAAAATTATTAATAGAATCTGGAGCAAATCTAAATATACAAAATAATTATGGTAATACAGCATTATCATTAATAACAGCATATGAATTAATAAATGAGTTATTAACCAATAATGGTCTATTTGAAACTATAAAATTATTAATAGATTATGGAGCAAAACCAGATATGCAAGGTGATGATAACAATACATCAGAATTGATGTTCGCATGTGAATTATCAAACAAAGAACATTCTAAGGAGTTAATCAAATTATTACTAGATCATGGAGCGAATCCAAATTTACAAAGTAAACCAGGATCATCAACAGCTCTAATGATCGCATCCAGACTTTCAAATACCGATGGCTCCATTGAAGTAGTAAAATTACTAATAGATTCAGGAGCAAACTTAGATATACAAGATGATGAAGGATGGACTGCTCTAATGAACGCAGCCTGCTGTTCAAATACTGATAGTTCCATTAAAACTATCAAATTCTTAATAGATTCAGGAGCAACCCTAGATATACAAGATAATGATGGATATACAGCTCTAATGTTTGCCTCTGAAAATAAAACTAGTTCTATTGAAACTGTTAAATTATTAATAGATTCAGGAGCAAACCTAGATATACAAGATAATGATGGATACACCGCTCTAATTCTTGTTTCCATTGATCCAGACTATACTGATATCTTTATTGAGAAGACAAAATTATTAATAGATTCTGGAGCAAATCTAGATATGCAAGATAATGAAGGAACAACCGCTTTAATCTTCGCGGCAGGTAGTTCAGATACTGATAGCTCTATTGAAACTGTAAAATTATTAATAGATTCAGGAGCAAATCTAGATATACAAGACAATAAAGGAACAACCGCTCTAATGTCTGCGGCTAGGTATTCAAATAAGGATAGTTCTATTGAAACTGTAAAATTATTAATAGAATCTGGAGCAAATCTAGATATACAAGATAAAAATGGGAAAACAGCTTTAATGTTTGCGGTTGATAATGTAAGTACATATAGTTCTATTGAAACTGTAAAATTATTAATAGATTCTGGAGCAAATCTAGATGTACAAGATTATCATAGGAAAACAGCTTTAATATATGCTGCTGAATCATCTGAAACAGATACTGATATTTTATCCGAAATTGTAAGATTATTAATCAGAAACGGTGCCAGTGTAATGTAATGTAATATAAAATAATACCTCAAAACTTTAAAAATTATTTAATTGAATTTTTATTTTATTTTTTTATTAAGTAAAGGAAAATCCACCTTTAACATAAAATAAAACCTCTGATCCAGTTATAAATCCTCCCCTTTCAAGCCAATACCCAGCAACTGGTGTATTAGCACTAATACCAGTAGAAATAGATTCATTATATACTTTACCATCATATCCAACAAATCCATAAGAACCTGGTCCATTAATATTACCACTCGTTTGATTACCAGCACCATCACCATCACCTAAAACTACAGTAGTAATACCATCAGTACATACTTCACACGTTTGACCACTAGTTTTATTTTCTAGTGCTATACCTAAAAATCCAGCACCTTCTCTAGTTTCTTGTACTAAACTACTATATGTATAAGGTTCTATTACTAGATATGTTGATGATTCTGTATAACTATTTCCGGAGACACTTAAAGTTATTCTTACGGCACTTCCGGATGTAATAGTGGCTCCAGATTTAACTTTCCATTTACTAATTTGACCAAAAGCCTTAAATTTTATATCACTTATACTACTTTTTAAAAAACTTATAGAACTAGTATCATTTGTACTAAAATCCCATACATATGGACGAGGTGCAGGTGTTAAAGTTAAATAATCACTACCTTTATTGATATTTAATGCATTTATATTAGTGACTCCGGCATTTAAATCAAAAGTACCAGATCTGAGACTTCTGAGATGGATATCTGTACCAGAAACTTCTTTATAAATTTGTCCATCATTTTCTATTCCATCTGGTAAATTAACAAACGTGAAAGTTTCACTAGCATCCGCACCCGCAGGTCCAGATTCACCTTGAGTCGCATTAAATGTAACCCATTCTGATCCATTATAACCTTGAAAATTATTATTACTCCTATTAAATCTAACAATACCAGACATCATTAAGTCAGAATCATTCAAACGAAGACTTTTTTCACTAGATCCCCTTTCTTTATACCATCCCGCATGTTGTTGATCCGTCCCATATGAATTTTGAGCAACTCTAGCAATTAAAGTAACAGTACTACCATCTGCATGAGTAGTCGCAACCGTACTATTATATCCTCTCTGACAACCAGTTAAAGTATTTCCAGATTTACCAGTATATAAAATAGTTTCTGAATCTATCGTTATACGCCCAGTTGAAGGGAAATTTACCGCACTGGTGACCATAATTTGATTATCACTCGAACTTAATGTACTACCCTCGTTCAAAGTGGTGGTTAATGTTGCATTTGTCCCTGGATCCGCAAAAAATAATTTATCGGATATCATTTTTATATATTAAAATATTAAAATATTAAATTATTATTAATTAGAACTCAAATCTTTTGACACCTTCTCTTCAACAGCTTTTTGAATCTTTTCTAAAATCTTTTCTTTACTATTTTCATTATCAATTACACACACTAAATCTATCTCTTTTGTTTTATTATCTATTTCATTAATATTATTAATATTATCAGGTTTATTAATATTATCAGATTTATTAATATTACCTGGAATACTATTTTTATTTTTATTGGAAATAGTACTTTTATCTATTTTTTTTACTTCTGTATCATGTTTATGAGTCATTTCGACTAATTCTTTAAATATTTGTCTAGCTTCATTAATAACATCTTTATTATATCCTTTTTGTTCCAACATATCTAATGCTAAATGTTGTTTAGAACTTCCTTCTTTAATACGATATGTTGGTTTCAATACTGATCCAACCTTTGACACTTCAAATTTATAATTCAAGAAATTTCCAGTTTTACTCAATTTAGTCAAATACGGAAAATGTGTAGTTATTATTGATAAACTATTTTGTATTTTTCCTAATTCTTTAGCAACAATATAAGCTCCTGCAACTCCCTCTTCATAATTAGTACTATTAAATATTTCATCCATCACCACTAAAGAATATTGATCTTTGGGTAATTTATTAACATCATCAATATGTTGTTTAGATCTATTCATTTCCGCCTCAAATAAAGATTCACGACCCTTGACATCCGGTATATTCAAATATGTATTAATAAATTGAAAAGGTGTTATTTTAAGGCCGTTTGCAGACGATATAGTAATCGTTTGTGCCATTAAAACATTCAACATTAACGATTTTATAAAAGTCGATTTTCCAGATGCATTTGGTCCAGTTATAACAATATTATGTGGCTTATTACCACCCATCTGAATACTATTTTTAATAGCCTTTCTTGAATCAAAAAAAGGATTCCACAATTCAGTTGCCATTACATAAGGATTCTTATCATCATTATTCTCAATAATATATTCAGAAAAACTATAGTCTTTTTCCAAATATAATTTCGTAATAGAATAATGTGCATCAATAATTGATACACTTTGTATTAAAGATTCCAATTTATCTTTATGCAGCTGAATTATATTAAAAGTACTTAATATTTTACCCTTATTACTCATCAAATATGGCTCCATATCAAATAAAGAATCACATAACTCTTTAATAGGAATTTCAATTAAATCTAATCCAAAAATATCCTGAACTTCCAGGGTTAATTGATAACTGGTTCTAATAAACCTTGATACATGATTAACTTTATTATGTACTAGATTGGTTATTTTATTAAGAGTATATGCGGCATAAAATGAATTATAAATTCCATATACATAAAATGCAATAGACATTATTTTAACTAAATATTGACCCCATATAATAAAAGTAGGAGCATTCTTGCCAAAAATATTACCTATTCCAACTCCACCAAATAATAGAGATTTAAAAATACCATAATAGAACCAAAATGGTACATCTATACCATAAAAAAATCGAACAATTAAATATGGTACCGCAAAAAAAATGATGGGAGATAATAATCCATATAGGGGAACAAATATAATTTGGAAAAAATTATAAAGTTTAAGAACAGTTTCAGATTGATTCAAATTCGATAAATATTTATTCTGGAAACATACTTGTCCTAGAAGTTCTTTAAATTCATTTGTTACACCCATCCAAACCCATAACCCATCTTTTTCTAACATTTTTAATTTATTTAGAAGTATGTGTATTTTTTCATATTTTTCTTTATTTTTAGATATATTTTGGATTATTTGTTGTCTTTTTTGCAAAATGTGTTGATTTCTAGTCGGATTCAAAAGTAATTCACGTAAATATACGTTACCTATTGATGTATATGTATTATTAATTTGATCATAAATAGTGTCCTCCGGTTTTTGAGTATAACTTGAAAACATTTCCAAATCCATATACACATTTTGATTTATTTTAATTGTATTTTTGTGTAATTCAGATGGCGAAAATGATATATTATTGTCCCATTTAGAATTAATGATGATTTCTTGTGTAATTTGTTCTAATTCTGATGGAGTTAATGCGGATTGACTTTTTTCAATTAAATCACTAACTTTAATTTCTTCAGACATTTAATTTAATTTAATTTACTTAATGCAAATAATATATTTTTTATACTCTAACACAAAGGATATGATTTTCTTTTTACCTTTTTTGGTTAATCATTATACAAAATAATTGAAATAAAATATCGCTATATGTATTAGTGTAAACATTTAACACGTAAATGGAAATCGCAGATTACACCAAAGAAGTCCTTAAAACACTTCAAAATATTCCACCACACAAATTGTTTTTACAAAAAGCAAAGAAAAAAAAGATTATTGATAACCAAAACATTTCTATCACAATGATTGATTGTTATGAAAAATTTAAAACTGAATTGAAAGTTATTGTAACCACCAAAAAACCTTTCTTTTACTGTTACTATTGTAATCAAAACTTATGCTATCACGTCGCATATTTATTGCAAAATAACTTGTCAATTTCTGATGCAAATATGATTTCATTATATGCCTTATGGAGTCCTTTATTTGTTAAAAAAATAATCAACATGTTATACACATCAACTGGAGATCTTAATAGTGTTAATACTGATAATGTACCTTGGTGGATTGATGAATATAAATCAATTAGTAATGATATTGCCTGTCCAGTTTGTCTAGATACTTTTGCAAATGATATGCAAAAAATACTCAACGGTGATTTAAAAAAAAATATCATAAAACAATGTGAAAAATGTCTCAAACCTATTCACATTACTTGTCTAAATACATGGCATCAAAAACATCCAGTCAAGGACAGAGATACTCTCAGATGCCTACATTGTCATTCATAAATAAATATTAAAATAATATTTTAATTACTAAATCTTAAAGAACCCATTCCATCATATAACATCAAAAAATTAAAAGATTGTGCAAATACATGTACATTTATACCTTGATTTCTCAAAGGATTATTTTTAATATAAATATATTTTTTATAAGCTTTTTGAATTTTTCTAGCAGCACAAAAGAGTTTGTGTCTCATAATAAATATTTTAGATAAATTATCATCTAAAGACAATGATGCTATATAAAAAAGTTTAGGAATACTAAAATTGCCACCCAATAATTCTAAAATTTGATTTGGTAAATTAGTCAACATATTAATGATACTAGTTGATTAATATCATTAAATTGATCACAAATTATTTAAATTTTAATTCCAAATAACATTCATCAATTCTACTTAGATTAAAATAACCTGAAGGACTATATTCTTCAGGATGCAAAGCAAAACCATAGCTAAATTTATTTTTATTTTTATATGTTCTCCAGTTTTTTTGTATTTTCTTTATAGCTGATATTTTGTGATGTTCATTTATAAATACATTATTATCACGAAATAAGTTCTGTTCCAAAAAATATAATTTTGGAAGACTAAAATGATTTATTAGTTTCCTTAACATATTATGATTTATATTAGTCAACATTGAAAAATGAAAATTGAAACTATATTAATTTTATATATTTATTGTTATGCTAGATTAGAGTTTATACTGGCGAACCACATTATTTCTCTTATGGGATGATTAAATTTCAACCCTTTTAGAAATCTTCGTTTTTTTAATTTTTTGTATAATCTCCAGTTACGTTGGATAGTTTTAATGGCTATTCTTTTATTATATTCCCATTGTAAACAATTAACATAATTAGTGTTATTGTAAAAATTATGTATCAAAAAAAATGTTTTGGGATTGATAATGTATTTATCACTTCAACTTGAAGATGTATTGATAAATTTATAAGCATAATTTATTTTATGAATTCTATTTATGAATTCTATTTATGAATTCTATTTGTGAATTCTATTTATTATTTAGTAAAAACTTTATATTAACTCAACATTTTAGTTTAGTTTAGTTGGCATATAATAATCCACCCATACCGTTTTGTATTTTAAGAACATTATAATTGATAGCATAAACACGAACATTAGAATTACCAACCGTAGATTTATATGTTAATCTGAGATCAACATTATTGAGAAGACTAAAATTAGCACTACCACTTGGTTGATGTTTCTCTGGTGCAACGGCAAAATTATATGTATAAATATGTGAACTAGGACATCTAGTACTATGATAGTATGGTTGAGCTAAACGGAAATATTCCCCAATTCTCTCTTCAAATCTTTCTTGTCCGTTGAATAAAATAACAGCTTTATCTATGGGGTCATCTTCAGTATCTAGTGGATCAACAGTATCACTAAAATTATAATACATTTTATCTTCAGTATATCTTTGTAGTTGACTAACCCATACAATTTGTTTAATAGGTAAATTAAATGGTATGGGTACTTTGAGAAAAGTTTGATTAGATTGATATGTTGTATTTGAATCAAATTGCAATTGCTCAATTAAATATTCATGTGTCTTTTTTGCAAACTGTTTTCTTTCTTCAGATTCCAAATAAATAAAATCCGCGTAAATTCTTGCATCTGTTATAGATGGTGTAAATGCTGGTACATCATTTGGTTTTGTATACATAATTTGAGAATTTTTAGTTTGACTAGTTGTCATTGTAACATGTCTAGATTGCCCATCAACTAAACCGTCTATAGTATCTTGTGTTCCATCCGCCCAATAAACTATTTTACCAACATCAGTATCATCAAATTCTGGACCTGAAGTAGTTATTAAAGTTGTTCCAGATTGAGAAGCTACATAATTATTATTTGGTCCAAATGTCCAAAGATCTGAGAAAGGTCTTAATTTAATTACTAATTTTATATCATGATATTGAAGAGCAACTAAAGGTAAAGCTAGACCAATATTACGACAAAACCAAAATTGCAAAGGTATTAGGAGTTTTACTGGTCCTCTTACACTTGTAAAAGATTCATATTTTGATATCATATTATTATAACCATTTCTTTTTGATTGATCCAGTGTTAATTCAGACCAAATTTCGAGCCATTCTCCATAATGACGATCAACTAAAAGCTCACCAATATAAAAATCAGCTCTTTCTATAATGACATGACCTAAAGCATTAACCCAACTAATAGTATTACCATTTGTAGGGGTAATCGCAGGTATATCTAGTTCAATCATAATATGATGTAACAAATCACCTTCGCGTCCTATTTTAACTGTGACAGATTTTCCAAAATCAACCTGACCTTCAAAAGTTTGTCGGACAGATTCAATAGAAAAATTTGTATGGCGATGATAAACCACTTTAAAAAAACTCATTTGGGGATTGGTCGATAAATATAAATCTTGAACACCCACCGCAACTAACTGCATTAATCCACCCGCCATGTATAATTTATATTTTTTATTTAAATAGTCTTACTATTAGAAAAGAATTTTTTACATCCAGACAAACATATTAAACAAATTTATATACCAATCTGGAATAATACTTTTTAAAAACTTTCTAAGACACAAAAGTAAAAATATTAGAATATTCTAGTTACATTCACATCTAATATTCAAGAGCTTTAGGAAGTTTTCGTAATCATCACGAATGTTATTTGAATAATTCTAGTTTTTTAAGAATTATATCGTAAAATTTACGAAAACTTCCTAAATCCTTTGATATTTTATGTCCGGTTCTTAAGAGGTTTCTGAGTCTTTGGGGTATCATGATTGTAAAAAACATTAGCAAATCACTCATCCAAAGCCTTGAGCAAATGGAAAAAGTTAATCAACAACCTTTTTTTAAGTGAAAATTTTAGATTGTTCTAGTTGTAATAGAATCTAAAATAATATGTTTCAAAAACTTTCTAGATAAACAAAGTAAAAATTTTAGATTGTTCTAGTTGTAATCAATCTAGAATAATATGTTTCAAAAACTTTCTAGTAAATAAAAGTAAAAAATTTAGATTGTTCTAGTTGTAATCAATCTAGAATAATATGTTTCAAAAACTTTCTAGTAAATAAAAGTAAAAAATTTAGATTGTTCTAGTTGTAATTGAATCTAGAATAATATTTTTTTAAAACTTTCTAGTAAATAAAAGTAAAAAATTTAGATTGTTCTAGTTGTAATAGAATCTAAAATAATATGTTTCAAAAACTTTCTAGATAAACAAAGTAAAAATTTTAGATTGTTCTAGTTGTAATCAATCTAGAATAATATGTTTCAAAAACTTTCTAGTAAATAAAAGTAAAAAATTTAGATTGTTCTAGTTGTAATAGAATCTAAAATAATATGTTTCAAAAACTTTCTAGTAAATAAAAGTAAAAAATTTAGATTGT